TTCTCAGAAGCTCACGAATGCTCGTAGCAATTAAGAATCTTTCTGAACCATCGATTATTTCGCCAGTATCCTTCCTTACGTGGAGTGGCTGTATGAATCCATGCTGAGAAAGTGAACCAGCGATTATTAACATCTCCGGACGAAGAACGTAGGTTGCTCTCCAAGCAGGGACCGAGAGCTGAGAATGCTCGACATACTGAATATCTATCATTCCGTTGCATCCTCTATTTCTGATTCACGGACGGTATACGCTCGTGTCTTTGGCCCCACCGGGGTTGGTGAATTAACATCTATTTCGTTCAGCATTAAATTCCTTATAAGCCAACTGACAGGATAACCATGAGGATCTGTCAGATGTTTTTTTCTAAATTTTGAAACATAGACTTTGGCTTCCATTTTTCGTCGATCCCCTATGAGGTACTCGTCAATAAACCTTGACGCTCCATCGAATCCATCTGCTGAATAGCTAGAGATTAATTTTTCGACATTAAATTCTGGCCATAGTCTACGCTGCGCATCGATATATGGAAAACATTCAAATAGTCGGTCATAAAATTCAGGCTCAGTTGCTACTACGTCGCCGATTCTACGGATGGCGGTTGCGTGCAGCGGAATACCGATGCGGTTGTTGCTGCCAGTTAGTACTGCTAAATCATAGTATTCGCAATATTCGGCTCCGCACTCTTCGGCTATGTACTTGAATACATCATTTGTATTCCAGTCATAAATAACTTTTGCAAACTTTAACGGAATACCCTTTTTCAACCTATAAGGAATGTTTATATAGTTTTCGTGAAGTTTTTGGACAACCGACCTGTAGCGAACCATTGACTCACTTGCGCGCACGCCAGTAAGAAATGCAACATTCCCCTTTTTTCCCTGCATGGTGTAATAGTCGGTCTGCTCAGGGAGTGATGTATTGTGAGATAGGCCAAAGTTCTTACCGCTTATAGCCCATGATGGCATCTCTCTAACCCAACGGCCTTGCTCATATCTTTCCTGACTCCACAAAAGAGTTGTTAGCCTTCTGCCAAGAACCCATATTTCCGCAGGGTATGGCAAGCAATACCATTCCATATCAACCCAGGGATAGTTTCTGACTCGCTCAACGTAGTCGATCACCGTTGGGCTGACCATTTCTTCGTCACGAAATATTACTTTTACTGGACCTAGGCCTCTTTCCTCATGAACTTCTCGCGCTAAGTGCAAGACGGCCGTCGAGTCCTTGCCTCCAGAAAACTGGACACAAACAGTATCAAAAGTGTCGTAAACGTGCCTTATTCTTTGACGTGCTGCGTCAACACACGACATGTCAAGGAATAGGCGTTGACGCGTCATAGCTCGATGTGCTGATCGATGAAGTCTATTATTCGCTCTGCTGTTGTGGTTCCAGCAACTGCGGGGTCAGATCGAAGCCATTTTATAAATTCATACCACCTTGCCTGCTGTTGATGAGTATCAAAAACTATTGTGTACTGGACAACTGCCTGAGGTGCGGATGAAGGAGAAACGGTTGTTGATCCCCTCACGACTGCATCGTCTTGATTAACTCCAGACCTCACGTTTAATTCAGTTTTGCCGTCTCTGTCTTTTGTCATCGAAATTGCATTCATGTCTATTCGTGGAGACTCTCGTAGGGCACGTGGCTCTTCTTCTTCTTCGCGGCTTCCAAATCCGTTTCCAAATCCGTTTCCGAAATCGCTGGCGGGAGTTTGTAGTGAAGGCGAAGTGTAGGAGTTTCCTGAACTAATCACTTGATTTTCTTCTCGAATTGATTTTTGTTCTAGTTCGGCAAATTCAAATTCATCCCATCCTAAGCCCTCAATCAGCTCAGGATAGTAATCTCCAATCTCCAAAATAACGTTATTAAGCAGATCTGGCTCTGTGTAACCAAGTTCCATCGTCCTGTTGTCAGCAATTGCGAATGCGATCGCCCGAAGATTATCCACTTCGTAAGGAACCGCAGCAATTTTATCCCATCCCAATTTCTTTGCTGCTTGGACTTGGTGGTTTCCGGCAATGATTGTTGCAGTTCCGTCATCGTTTGGTCGAATTACAATAGGCTTAATCTGCCCAAACTCAAGATAAGAAGATGCTATCGCGTCAACATTTCCCTTTCTGGGATTGTCCTCAAGTGGAATTAGGTCCAATATGTCAACCGCCAAGTGCTGTAGAGAATTATGAATGTTGTTCATCTTTAATTTCCTTTAACGTTCTTGCGATGTCTTCCATTAGATCGTGGGTCAATAGACATGACCACCAGGAGTAACGAGGATCTCCAGCATTATTCTTGTGCCACTCATTTCGTTGATCACATGCCAACACAAACTCGTCAATTGTTTTTGGGCTCAGGTTCCAAGGACAAAGATCATCGTCGTTCATGCTTGAATATCTTTTATGAGGCAAGGAATCCCAATGCGTTGTTAGTTTTTCTGGGAATAGTGATTTATTTCTTTTTATAAATTTCATACTTGGACCCTTACATTCGCATTTAGTGTTCTCATTGCGTCAATTGATGACCGTAAGCTTAGAAGCACTTCTCTTTTTGATTTAACTAAAGCCTCGGCAATTTTATATTCATAATAATCTTGTTCCAACTTATAATCCGCCCATGCTTCTCTTTGCTTTATAGCTCCATTTGCCCCAAGATATTCTTTTGCCCAATTAGATTTGTAGTGTGCTTCTTTTTTTGATGAGTCAACAGAAAGTGACTCAAAAGACTCTGTTTCTTTTTCAAGCCTATCCAAAAGACGTAAAATTTCATTTTCAATATCGACTTGGCTAATCGGGGAGTTGCGCATCAAAACCTTTTTTCTTTTTTATTTTAGGTAATCCTACCAGCGGAGACCAATCAATTTTTTCTAAAGATTCAATATTTACTTTTGGCCAACTAAAAGAGGATTCATTGAGAAATTGTTTAGCCATTTGCTCAAGTATCCAGGCGTCGCACATGTCGTCTGCCCCCGCTCCTGACCAGACTATTCCTGTCCTTGCAGAAATAGCTGAAATAACTTCGTTCTTTCCGGCATTTCCTTTTCCTGTAGCAAACTTAGCTCTGCATGTTGGGGGGACATTTATAAAGGGAATACCGTTTTCCCATAGCCTCATCCTTACTGCTCCGCCGAGTTCCCCGATACTGTGAGCTTGACTGTTGCGAGAGGCAAATGAGTATCCCTCTATTATTGCAACATCGACTGAATTATCTAGTGCCAAATTTAATATTAACTTAGAAATAACGGACAGTCTTTCGGCACTTTTTGTTTTAGTGCCAACCACACATGTTCTTGAGTTTATGGAACATCCTGTCGATGTCAAGGAAAGGTCTAGCCCCATTACGTTCATAAAATCGATCCTACTATATGCAGAAGCCGGAAGAAATTAATCTCCCGGCTTCTGCATCTGTAACGATCCTAAGGTTTTGGTTGCGCCCAGAACTATATGTTAGAACAATTTTTATTCCTAGACAGCAAACAACCGCTGGGGCCTGCAGAGCGAGCCAGCGGTTGTGGGCGTTAGTCGACTGTGACTATGAGTTCGACGCGACTCCAGCTTCCTTGCCGTGGATAAGACCACTAGACATTGGACCACCTGACCTTTCTATTCTCGAAAGTTATCGCTGAATTAGGTACCTAAGAAGATTTTAGGTTAAAACATTTTACAGAAAAGAGTAATAGTTCTGCTAATTATTTTTCCCACCCATGCTTTGCCAATCCAAGGTCAAACGCAAGCTGAGGATAATTGCCTATTCTGACGTGACATGGCCTGCACACAGCAAGAACATTATCGTCATCCAAGATTGAGCCCCCCTGCGACCGACGAATAATTTCGTGTACGTCTTTGCTCATATGATGATTGTATATAGATTTATCATCATGTTTTGCAAAAACTTTGCAGGCTTCACAAAGTGGCCTTTCCTTAAGAATTCTCTCAACAAAAGGGCGACGTTCAAGATATTTTTCTTCAGTTTTTTTTGAACGTTTTGCAATTGGGGTCTGTTGACGTTTTAGGCCGGTTTTATTTTTAAGTGGTTTGTTCCGTCTGATCACAATAAATCTCCATTGCTAAAAGTGAACGCAAATTTGATTTATAAATAATAATAAATATTATTAAAGATCTTCTTCAGTAATAGCGTCAAACGTCCACTTGTAGTCAAGTGTAGCCCATAGGGATCTATCTATGGCCGTATCTTCCATGTCGTACTCCCTAAGCATGCTCCTATGCTTAGTTATGGCTCGCCTAAAAAAATCTACTTTTTCCCAGCCGTCTGATTCCATCTCCTGACCAGTTTCAATCATTAAAGATACTTCATCTAATCGTTTGTCGACGTGAAACTTGAATCTTTTGATTCGCGTTGCTTTGTCGCCGTAGTAAGAGGCGGCCTGATGTGAAAGTTTTTTACCGCCAACCCCAAGGGAGGAGTACCTTTTTTCATCTGACTCAGCATCTGATTCAATGGTTAAGATTTGACTTTGAAGGTTTTCAGAAAGAGCAATAAGCGCTGCTTGCCACAAATGCCAGTTCTCCTCTTTCATTAATTCGCTTTTATGGAGAGGGGAAAGTTTATTTTTTACTTCTTCGGCAACCATGCGAGCAAAGGCGTCGTCATTTACTTTCATTTTGAATCTTTCTTGTTGTTGCATTTTTATCGTTTCCAGGCTGGGCAGATAGGCTTGAATCCACACCAATTGCACAAAAATGAAGTTGAAGGCTCAAAGTACCCAGCCTTGCATCTTTCTTCAATGCCAACCCTAGTGGACTGAAGCTTTTCGGTAATCTGATTTATATCTTCTTTATTTATCTCTTTTTGGAAGCGGATCCCATCTTTGAGATAAAGTAGCTCTACTAAATTATTTGCAGCAAATATGTCAACGCTTTCAAGTAGCTGTGTGTAAATTATTAGCTGAAAAAATCTGTCATTTAGATCCCCTTTGCGAGGGGTCTTGCCAGTTTTGTAGTCAGTTACGGTTGCTGTGTCGTTTTCAAAAGCGAGACGATCTATGAAGCCGTGTATTTTTACTCCGCCAATCTCTCCTCTAACGTGAGATTCAACAGAGTGGGGAATAACTAAGGCTGGATCCTCTAAGCGCCAAAGATTTTCGATACACCACCATGCGGTCCAGCGGAAGCGATTTAGATTCTTTTCGTCGTGAATTAAGGTTGATATTTCGTCGCTCCATTTTGAAGCCCACAACTCCCGAGCAAGAACCTTTGCAGTTTCTTGTGTTCTTAAATCAGGAGCCAACCCGTACATTGCTTCAAGAACTTCATGAACGAAGTTACCAAGCATTGTTGCTTCTGTTCCGGAGTCCTGAAGGCCATCGATTTTACTGTATTTGAACTTAAGTGGACATTGATTAAATGTTGAGACAGAGGATGGTGATAAATATTCTGGAGCTATGAGTTCTTTATCGCTCATGCAGGGCTGCTAGTCGCATTGTTGACATAAGAACCACCAAAACGAAGACGAAGTGCTTCTACGGTAAGTGGTTCAAGATCTTCCAGAGTGGCACTTGCCTTGGTTGGCTTTGCGCGGCCCCCTGCATGTTCTGCCCAAAATGTGTTGAGCTGATCTTTTTGTTCTTTTGTCAACCCACCAACGATCTCGACAAATGCTTCCCATCTTTCGTCAACTTCTGACGAGACTGGTTTAGAGCTAGAGATCTCAGGGGCGACGTGGGCTTCTATTGCTTCTTCCGCATCAAGGGCGTCAGCAGAACGAGCTAGATATAGCCCAATTCCTAGTTGTTGCGCTGCTTTTTTTTGCGCATCCGATACGGCACCCTTGAAGTCATTCCCCAAGTCAATTACTCGACCATCTTTCTTGGAACGTTTTACCTGCTGTCCACCAACGCCATGTTTAACAACTTTTTTATTATCAATAACCGCTGTCAAGCTGACGTGGGCGATGATCTCGTCTTGGTCTACGGAGTCACGCTCAACCGAGATGACTTGAAAGGACCAATTATCAACACCGATTACTTTGTTTAGTCTGTTAATAACTTCGCTGATAGGGAGGTAAATTAGTTCGACCCCGCTTTTTACAATAACTCGTTCCATTTCCTGAGGAAATTGAGCACTAAGGGCAGCGGACATTTCAGTTACATTAATTTCCATTTTTATTTTCCTTGTTCTGTTTCTAGTTTTTTGATTTACGAACGATGAGACTGGTTTTGAGCTCGCCTACTTCACAGTAGTTGTCTGGGTTCACGCCAATTTTGCCCAATTCTTTAATCCTCCAGTACGAGGGGGCGCAGTAGTCGAGAATTTCTAATGCTATTTGTCTGGTAGATTTTGTCACTTCCCCAGTGTCCATGTCAACAGACATGGAGATTAGTTTATCGACAACTTCAGCGCCGAGATCCTTGTGTTTCCAAGCTTTTCTGTCGTAGCCTGATTTTCTTTCAATCTCCGCACCGTTCTCAAGCGTATAGCCGTCGCTCTCTCCCATAAGTTGAAGCACTCCGGCGCAGTACCCATCGTAGACAATGGAAAGATCACGTTTAAGAAAATTAATCTCTGACAAAATTAAGCAAGCTTCTTCTGGCGTTGTTGCTGTTTTCAGAAAATCTTGAAGTTCATTGTCGAGATTTACAAGCTCTTTTTGTAAAGTTTTTATTTTATCTAGCATTAATACCCCTTTTGTTTAGTTATTTGCTAGATGAGTATAGATGCTCGTTTTCTCTGTGGCAACCCAAGGCCCGTTAAATGAGTAAATGCTCCAACAGCCGAGTCGACTTGGTCGTCGTGGTCGCAGGCTTCCGGGAAAGAGGCAAATTCATCAAGCCATCCAGTTATCCACGGACCTCGAACTAACCGAACGTTTCCATTGGCTACCGCTGCAGCGAATGGTCTAGCGCGGGTCACTTTGTCCCCCGTAGCGCGTACAGCGCCGAAATCGTAGCCAGGAACTACGTATCTAGCGTATTGATCCAGCAATGCTTTTCCGGAGGAGCCTGGTTCTTGTTCCATGCGTATCGCTACCCCATGCCCATCTTCTATTGATGTCTGAGAAATTAATTGTTCTACTTTTTCTCCCCGAACTCTTGCTCTCCTTACGTCCAAAACATAAGCTACGCCGCCATTGAAAAGCATTAAAGTGCCGACAGTCCAGTCTGGGTCAGGGTTTGAGGCACTTGGTTCCGTAGCTGCAAGGTCCCAAAAACGAACCACTCTTGCTGCGCTGGTTATTATCGGGATGTCAATTGGGTCTATTATCTCAAATGATGTTCTGTCAAACATTGTGCCAAGAGTCGTAGACCACCAGTCTCCTTCTTCCAGTCTTCGCCGCTCAACGGGGTCGAGTGCGGACAATGACTGCCTGTACGAGTCGGCGTCAATTCCTGGGTTGTCCTTCAGCGTAGAGGGTACAAAAATTCTATTTGTTTCTTTTCCTTCAACTATAAATCTTTGACGCACCCAGTTTGGAGCAGGGTTTGACGCACATCGCATTCTTAGTGGGACTTGCGAAACTGGACCGTTAGCTGGGCGACGGAGGCGAGAAAACAAATACCTGTAGTCAGATTCACGTATTTCCGTAACTTCGTCCATCCCTATGAACTGAAATTCCGAACCCTTATATCTAAGATAATCGTTGACATTATTGAGGTAACCGAAGGATATTCTTGCTCCCGATGGAAACGTAGCAATAAAAGTGTTGTTATTCCAATGGATATCGTCATAGTTGCTCATCCATGACTTAAAACGGTCCATCAATGCTCCAGGGAGCGATAAGTCGGCAAATGTACGACGGCAAAGAAGTGCAGAATATCCAGGTACGTCAACGTACTGCAATGCTGCCATTAGCAATGCTGAACTTTTTCCACCGCCAGCCGCTCCCCCGAACAACGCTTCTAGAGCGTTCGTGCGAAGAAATACTTTTTGGTTAATAGAGGGTTCCTCGGGGCAAAATGGAGGTTCCTTAGGTTGAAGGTATTCGAGGACCTCCGCCCAATTGGGTTTATTATCCATTGTAAAAGACCTTTAGTTGTTCCTGCGACAAAATTGTGCGCTACTGTATGTTATATGCCAGTGCAGGACAAAAAAAAGAAACAACGACAGAATAATTGGCGATTAGCGATTCAGCAAAGAATAAAGCTAAATCGCACTACCTTCGCTTATGTATTTATGTTGTCATTTATAATACTTACTAGTATTGGTGTTGGCTTAATATTCCCACCGGCTGGAATAGTGGTTGCGGGTATAGGTTGCGGACTTTTTGGATTCATCTTGGGGCTTGAGTAAATAAAATTATGGGCTGGAATACACCACAAAACAAATCAATTAAAAGCACTAGCTCTAAAGAGTTAGGTGTATACGGCGCTCCCGTTTCGATGAATCCCTCATTTGCAGGAAAGCCATACAGGGACTCGTGGGACATAGAGCGCGCATACCGCGAGGGAATGTCTAAGATAACCTGGGTTAATCGATGCATTGATGCGATCGCAGGAAACCAAGCGCGACTACCTATAGTTTTGCGTAAAGATAACTCCAATATGGGTGAACTGGTTGTTGGCAGAGAAGCCAAAAGATCAACCCTCCTTGAGCTTCTGAACACAAAATCAAACATAGGCGAAAACTCTTTTATTTTCAGATACAGGCTTTCAGCTCAGCTTCTTCTCGGAACGCGAGGAGCGTTTATAGAGAAAATTCGTGGCCGCGATGGAGGAATTGTCGCCCTAAACCTTCTTCCGCCACAATCCACATCTCCGATTCCTCACCCAAAAACTTTTGTTTCAGGCTATGAAGTCATGATGCCAACCGGAGACAAGGTTATTATGAAGCCAGACGACGTCTGCTGGATTCGTAGACCTCACCCCCTTGACCCTTATCTTTCACTGACTCCACTTGAAGCTTCTGGGGTGGCAATAGAAATAGAAAACTTAGCAAAACTTTACAATAGGAACTATTTACTTAACGATGGAAGACCTGGCGGTCTTCTCGTAGTAAGAGGAGAAATAGATGACGATGACAAAGAAGAGCTACGTAATAGATTTAGGGGAAACTTGTCTAAAGCCGGTCACACAACCGTAATCTCATCAGACGATGGTGTTGATTTTGTCGACACATCTGCAAGTCCCAGAGACGCCGCATACATACAAATGCGACAAATAACAAAAGAAGAAATTCTTTCAGCTTTCGGAGTTCCTGAGTCTGTTATCGGAAATGCGTCCGGTCGTACTTTTAGCAATGCCGCAGAAGAAATCCGTGTTTTCTGGATGGAAACAATGCTTCCACATTTAGAGCCACTCGCTCGGGGGCTAGACGAGTTAGACGATAAGTACTATTTAGACTTCGACACCTCCGAAGTTCCAATCCTAATGCTCTACAAGCAGGAGCGAGACAGGTATTTGCTCCAGGAATTTCAGACTGGATTAATCAGTGCAAACGAATACCGGACCGGCTCTTCAAGAAAAGAAGTAGAAGCAGACCTCGCTGACTCTTTGCTTATGAATCCAAATCTTATTCCAATTGCCAACACAAAGAAAAAAATGGAAGAAAATCAGGCGATGATGGGGGAGCAGCAAGGTATGCCAGGACAGCCCCCAGGTATGCCAGGTATGCCCCCAGGTATGCCAGGGATGCCCCCAGGTATGCCAGGACAGCCAGGGATGGAAGGAGCACCTCCTCCGCTCGATCCAAACACTATGCAAGGGGCAATCGCCGAATCCATGGCCGGGCAGGCAACTCCTCCAGCTGGCGATTTGGCTCAGACTACAATCCCATCGGAAGCAATCACGCAGGGGATGCCGCAGCAGCAAATGGCAACAGCGGGGGAACGTCAAGCCTCCATCGAGACAAAATCGCTCAGCGAGACATACGATGAAAAATGTCAAACAGCCATCGAGAGATGGTCGGAGATACTAGCTCGCAGTATCGAAAGACTGCTAGAGCGTCAGCAAAGAGTTGTCATGGAGAAATCTTCTGGAGCAAAAGCCAAAAAAGCCCTTTCTGCTGGGACTCTCGATATTGAGCAGGTACTGGCTGTTGATGTTTGGAATAGACAGATGGAAGACGACATAAAGCCCGTGCTCACATCGATCATTAATGATTCTTTCGATTCACGAAAAGAATTTAAATCAGAAAATGGGATTAAAGTTAAGTCCATTCCGACAATTGATGTTGTAAAAACTATCGAGTCTCACCTGATGAAAATAAAATCTCTTAACAGCGATATATCTTCAGAAATATACAATCTGATGATTAAGTCTTTTGATTTTTCAAACGAAGAAGAAAGACTCAGAGCGTTTAGGCAAGGAATTGGAGAGATGTATGCCAACCTTCTTGCTCATGATCAGTTTGAGATAGCTGAATCAGAAGCTCGATCGGTCTGGCTTTTTGCTCAAACAGTATAGTTTCTTTATATTATTTCTTTAAAAAATATAACAATACTTTCCGTTTCAGATTAGCAATTTAACCTATCATCTCATTAGACGAGAAAAGGTGCTTAAATGTCCGGAAATTCTTTTGAATATAAAGCTGGTTCAATGTCGTCCGTTGTCAACGGAAAATCCGGCGTACTGAATCTTGACGAGGCTCAAGGCATGGTCGAGTGCTTCGTTTCCGGAATAGGGAACAAAGATTCTGTTGGCGATATCGTTCAGAGCGGAGCATTTACCAAAAGCCTGATGCGGCGCAAGCCTCGTGTGGTGTGGGGTCATAACTGGAATGACCCGATTGGCAAAGTTCTAGAGATATACGAAGTTCCGTCCACCGATCCAAGACTGCCAATGAAAATGAAAATGGCTGGCATAGGAGGACTTTTTGCCCGTGTCCAGTTTAATTTAAATTCAGAAAAGGGCAAAGAAGCATTCGCTAATGTTGCTTTTTTTGGCGAAGACCAAGAGTGGTCAATAGGCTACAAAACTCTTAGAGCTCAATTTGACCAAAAATCTCAAGCAAACGTAATCTACGAGCTTGAACTCTACGAAGTTAGCCCAGTTCTCCACGGAGCAAATCAACTAACAGGCACTATTTCGGTAAAAGCAGGGATGCCAGGAACTTACGACGTCGAGAGCCCTTCCGGCCCTATGGTTCAGCAACGTCCATCCATGAGCGATGAGCTAGAAATAGAATTGCAAAAAGTTCTTGGAAATCAAGTCTCTGTGACGGAAGTTGACGAAGACAACGGAATGGTCTCCTTCAACAGAACAGACCAGTCAAATTCAATGGAAAAGTATAAATGTCATTTTTCCAGAGGTGGCAATGGCCGCTTTATGTTTGGCGCTCCAGAAAGAATAGTGATCGTTGCTAAGCCTCAAACTTCACCTCCAGTTATGCCTGTTGGCGGGTTGCCTCCGGTAGATCCTCAGAGGGTTGTTCGTCCGAGCCAGATGCCATCGATTCCCATTGCCATAAAGCCAGGGCCAAACGGAATGACGGTGGTACCCCTACCAGCAGTGCAGTACGAAGGGCAGAGCCGCAAGCCAATTAGTGCCGATGACCTGGATCAAGAAGAGTCAGACCTCAGAGACGCACTACTAAAGATCGTAAAGCGTCACGGAAAAATAAACGAAGATTCTGATGGAATTTGGGCAGGCTACAAACCAGCTGCACAAAATCCAGTTGCTGGAATTGGGGTTAAATGCTCAAACTGCGTTTTTTATAACAAGGACAACAGCTGCCAGATTATCGACATGGCAATAGAGCCTGAAGGGAAGTGTCGCTTTGCCATAATCCCACCAGGTGTTGTAAAAGGCGACTTTATGGCCAAAAAAGAATACGAATTCGAGACAGAGGATAACGAAAACGAATATATTGCTGACTTTGAGTTCAAGTATCCAGGAGAGCTGTTTATTGCCGGACTGCGTGGAATAGTAAAAAGAAAAAGAAGAAAAAAGCGGAAATTCAAACATCTAGCCGAGTTCGGTACGTTTGAAGATTCTTTTGAACCAGAAAAGCCGTATTTCCTGCCAGTATCCACAGATTATGCTTTTCACGTAAAGCAAGCGTTAGATCCAGTATTTGACTACCATAAGGTAGATACGTATGTTGACCCAGAAGGAATAGTAATAACAAATGGTGTTTCTTATGAGTTGATTGACGCTATCGATACAGCTTTAGATAATTTAAAAAAAAAAAGTTTAATCAGTGACGATCTAGAATTTAAGGTATCCGCCTACAGGCTCGGAAGAGCCATAGGAAGTAGAGCCAATAATAAACCCGGCATCGGGGGAGCAAGATCTGCAGGTAGATTTTTCTCGACCCCAAATGCTGAGAATTTTGATCCAAGGACAGCTATTGACCGCAACCTCAATGGGATTGTGGGCGAAGGTATATTCCTTCGTGGTACTTCTCTTGAGCAGCCCGACCCAACACCAGACGGTCCAGGCTCAATCAATAATCCAAAAGTCCCCGGTAAAATTGAAGCCCCAGAGCGCTCCTCGGTAGCGGGAACAGAAGCTCGGCCGCTAGGCAGTGGTTCGCGGGAAATAGTAACAGCAAAACCAAAAAAAGAGATAAGTAGATCTATGTCTGCGGCCAGGAAGCAGGCTCAGGCAAAAAACAAAAACTATTTGGATTTTCTAAGAAAACGCGAAAGCGACAAAACCATAGATGAGCGGTTTAAGTTCGATGGCTTTTTTAACCAAGTTTCTTCTACTGGAAAGTTTTCTTCAGGAGGAGACGGTAATAATTCTCTAAAGCCTGGCGACATAGTAGATACGGCAACAGCTGAGGGCAGAGCCGTAATCGATGAATACTACGCTCAAATTGGCAAACAAATTCTTGAAATGCTTCAAGAAGCTGTAAATAATCCAGAAAAATTCAAATGGAATATGCCATGGAGAGAAGGGGAGCACAACCCCCGAAACCCAACAAAGAAGAACCAAGGTCAAAAAAGCTGGTCCTACCAGGGGACCAACCGTATGTTGTTAAACTCCATAGCGGTATCACGTGGTTACGAAACCAATAAATGGGCAGGGATAAGTCAATGGAAAAAATTTAAAGGGAAAGCATCGCCGAATGCTCGTCCTGTAAATATCTTAGTTCCGATACTTGGATCAGATCCACGTCAGTACAAAGTTGAAGAAGTCTATAACGTAGCGGATATTGATGGTCTGCCTCCTGAAATGTATAAGCCAGAAATCGACCTGGAAAACCTGAGTCCAAAAGCTCGTGTTAAAAATGCAGAAGCGATAGTTAAAGAATTAAATCCAAGATTAAGAGAGTCAAATGTTGGCGGGCCATTTTTCTCTCCAAACGGCGACTTCATAAATATGCCGCCGTTCGAAACGTTTAATGATGCGGAAAGTTATTACTCAACCCTATTGCACGAAATGACGCACTGGACTGGGCATCCAAGCCGGAACAATAGACCTCAAGTTGCAAAATATGGGTCACCGGCGTACGCGTTTGAGGAGCTCATAGCAGAAGTTGGGTCTTCCTTTTTGCTGGGAATGCTTGGCATTTCGCCCATGGTTAGAGAAGATCACATAGGATATCTAAAATTCTGGGCAGAAAAGATTAGAAACGATCCAAACGCTATCAAGACTGCCATGGGTCAAGCGCAGCAAGCCGTTGACTGGATGCTAAATAGATCCAAAACATTGCGGCGTCTATCGGGCATGGAGGATAACGAAAGAAAAGCTAAAAAGTCATCAAGAGACACCGTTCCGCTTTCAATGTTAGAAGGGTATGAGGATTCACCAAAAGTACCAACAAGCAGACCAATCAGCGGCCCAATGGGAGACATTGACCTTATTGATAGAGCGGACAACATCGACAAACGTTTCTCCAGTGGAATTCCCTTCCTCGACAAAGAGGACGACGTTACTGACACTTCAGACCTTTCTTCTTCAAAAGACAGAAGAAAATATGGCTCTCAGTCAAAAGAAGAGCGTATGTATGGCGATATTGCCTCTGTGTCCGACTCTCAGGGCAGGGCGCTTACGCTCGACGGAAGATTCGCCAGTGGCGGAAATCCAATAAATGCTCGTAGTGGATCGAAAAAAAGACCCGTAAGAAGAACTCCTGCTTCAACAGACGTTAAGTCTCTTCTTAATCTTCTTGTTCCTCCTACGGATGAACAGCGAGACATTATTGATCTTGGATTAGCAGCTGTATACGGTCAAGAAAAATTAGTTATCGGAGTTGATGCGGCAGCGGGTTCCGGTAAAACAACCACAATGAAGATGCTCGCAGCAGCAATCAATGCTGAATTTAGCGTTGATGACATTCTACAAAGATTTGCCGGAGATGCTGTTACTAGAAAGCAACAGCTACTAAAAAAAGCAAATTATCTTGCAGCTAAGTACCCAGCAAAAGGTTTTGAAGACGTTGATGTTTTTTGGCCAGAGAGCACAGATGAAAAAACCCTAATCCAAGCAATCAGGGAATTGGGAGAATCTCGTGGAGTAACGGAAGATAATAAACCGACAATCTACTACACGGTTTTCGGTAAAGAAAACCGCCTAGAAGCAGCTGAATCATTTCCTGGGAACACAGGAATAGGAACGACTACTCAGCTTGCTTACTGGTCCTTGCGTCAAGGAATCGCAGAAAATGACAGCCCGGAAAATAGAATATTAAATGCGCCGTCGATGAGAAGAAAAATAGAACTACTAACTGACTATGCAAGAAGAAGATCGTTTAAAAATAGAAACCAACCCATAACTGTGGATGGTTATGACCAAGCAAGAAGACAGCATGACTCAGAGAGTATGCAATTCATTGGATACAGGCCTAACTACAAAGATCTTGGCTATTCAACCGTGGAAACTGGCAAGGACATGCTTGCATTTCTCGAAAAAGCTGGTGTGAGTCTTCCCAGAAGAACAATAAGCGTTACAAGAGGAAAAGGCAAAAAGGCAAAAACTAAAAATATTGAAGTGTATGATGTCCCTTTTACCATGCCTGACGGGAATAATTGGATCGAAGTAGACTTTTTTGGCGAATACCTTGCAATGGCATTCAGAAGGTGGTCATTGTCTTCAAACCCGGAAGTCACAAAAGATGTTTTTAATCTAAGCTTCCGCGAGCAAACTGACACGATGACCGGCAGATTCTCAACTAAAAAGGCACAGAAAAAAACACAAGCAATCGATGAACAACTTCAAAACGTTCCAGATAAACTGATGGATGAATGGCTTTCATATGTCAAAAAAGCCGCAGATGAATTGGTTGATGGAAACGGCATGTTGCTCCCAACTCAGGGGCAGTTGCCAAAACTGCTACTGCTCGCCGATCCGGATCTATCAACAAATCCTGGTGCTCTTGGGCACGGAAGCAAAGACAGCCTAGCGAATGAAAAAATACCTGCACAATTTAATATACGCAGGGGCGATGTTGTCTATTATGGAAAAAATAATAAATTTTATGATGAAGTAATAGATCCGCAAACTGGAAGAATTTCGTCTATACGTCAATGGGACAAATCGGAAGGAGAACCATGGGTTGTGGTCTCTATCGATGGAAGTCGTGGCAAATTGAAAAAACAATACGCATCAAAAGAAAAACCTATATCTCTTTTTGCGATCGACGAAGCACAAGACCTTAATGAAGTTTGGGAAGAATTACTAAACAGAAATAAAGAAAGAGTTTCTACAATAGCAGTCGGCGACGACAGACAGCAGATACTTGGCTTCAACGGTTCAAAGAATATAATGCAGTCAATTTCTCCCGATTTTGTGCCGAAATTAACACAGTCATTTCGCTTTGGTAGTCTTCTCGGGTACATGGCGACGCTCATTCTTGGTCGGGAAAATAAGTTACTTCAGGATCTCTTGGATGAAGGCAAACCGTTAACTGCAGAGCAGTGGAAATACGTTGAAGGGGCTGCTGACACGGCAGCTAAACGACACATAGAAAATATTTTTTCATTTGTTAAAGCTGGCGATTTTGGTGCAGCAAACAGCGTTAACGATACTGTTAAGCGACTTTATGGAGTTAGTTTTGATTCATATTTAAACGGTGAAAACTTTGCAGGAATGACGCCAAAAGCAAGAGCAAAAGCGCTTACTGAATTAAGAAAAGAAATAGACGACGCAAAAACTAAAATTGCAAAAGCCTTAAGCACTCGAGTTGTCGATGAAAAAGAAGAAGTTTATTTTGGTAATTTGCCAGACATGGCTCTGTCGCGTGGAAAAGTTCAAACTGTCCATTTAGCAGTTCAAACATGGAAAGACTTATTCCTTGAAAGTGCAGTTTTCCTTGGCGGAAGAATCGACAATCCAGAAACACTGCGTGATTCCCAGAATCTAACTCAAAATGAATTTGATCAACTCGTTAAGCCTTTAAGTTCAAAAGACAAACCTCAAATAATGTTAACTCAGTCAGCATGGCAAGAAGCTGTTGATTTCTTTCAACATATTGACTGGGCTGAAAAAACTGCAGCCGGTTTAAACCCTGGAAGAAAACCAGAAAAATCACCTTTAATCGGAGATTATTGGGATATGGCAACAATAAGAGAAAGATTTAAATTAAAATCAAAATCTCCAGGAAATTCATTGTATCAATTGTTGTTTCAACCAGTAGACGGACAACCAGCCGGATCTCAGACAATGTTTGCAAGCCAGATGCTTGTTTCCCTAAGGGGTGGCGGAGTAGTGCTTGCGGATGGGACAAAGTCGCACCGTTCTTCTAGCATCAGGCCAATGAGGGACAGCCTTGATCTAGGCTTGATGGAGTTTGAAGAAAAAACTCTTAGTCAGATTCTGTCAAGTACAGATAGGAGTTCAAAATCATCAGATGTTAACGCCGCAACAAAAATATTTGTTGTACAGCCTGATGCAAAAGGAACCAAGGATGCTGTTTATTTTGAACTTGAATATGATTTCAAAGACGGCCAAGATGCTATTAACCCAGATGACTTTCAGGTTATTGTAGAAAAAATACCAGATCAGCCTGGAGAAAGATTAAGAGTCACATCGAAGTGGACAAAGGCTGACGGAACCCCAAAGTTTGAGACAATTGCTGAGTTTGGAGAAGCTGAAACGGTAGAAGAACTAGAAAAAATCGCTTTTCGAAGAATGCGAAATAAACTTGTTATGACAGCTACAGCTGGCAGATCAAACACGGGCACAGATCCACGTGAAACTTTTTATGCAACTAAACAATTTAAATGGACTGGAAAATTAATTCTTTCTGGTGACGGAGTCGATACTGGAAGACCTCAGGCGGTATATGCAGATCCGAACAAGTACCCGGATACTTCCGGAAGGAACTTCGATGGAGCATACCTGTCCGACACTTTAGGGATACTTGATCGCCTAGGGCTTCAGTCGAGGACGAGACTGAGCTTCGGAGTTGGCCCGAAGGTGAGCCGCGCAAAGGGCAGAGATTATGACGGATTCGTCATAGATGCAAAAGATGACCCAGAAGAAGCTACAAGAATAATAAACCTCATTGGTGATGCTGTTCGCAAAAGTGCAAAAAAACGCGGTGGTGATGTCGTCATACAAACTGGAACAACAGCAAAAGGCAAAGAAGGAAAATTTGTTCTGGTGCTTGATGACTTTACAGATCCTGACGATGACTTAAACGTAGACATTCTTGAAGCAGCTAAGCGCAACGGTTCGGGACCTCCGGGCTGGATAGAAGAAATGAATCTTCAACACGTGGTCGTAACTAGGGCTATGAGAGCGATATCACTATCACCGAGAATGTGGATGGCGCACTTTGCCGAAGGTCAAAAGCGTAAAGAAATTGCAGACCTCATTCGCGACGGTGTCGAACGTAAAATTTTGCCAGAAGATTTTGACAGAGAGAGTGAATTATCACTCGACAAATTGCCAAAAGTGTATAGAGAAATAGAAGAGTATGCCGCGGAAGGGAAAGACCTAACCGATTTTAACGCTTCAAGAAGAAGCGTCCTGAGTCTTCCGGATGATGAATTAATTGCTGAAATGAGACGAATAGGCGTACCTGACGTAGCAACACAAGGGTTCATCAAACGAAGAAAAGAAGTGATGGATGAATTTGCCGACGCAAATGTTTCGGAAGAAACGTTACGTGATGCTTCCGTCCGCATAATGAGAGAACGAGCACGCGAAATTATCGATGGTCCAATGTTTGACCCAGCCGCTCAGTTTCCAGAGGGAGAAGATGACGGGCGGGGGATTTCAGACGAGGACCTGACTGTGGACGACGCTGACAATGTGCTTGACGAGCTTGACGAAATAAGCACGATCGAGGCTGAAGATGATGATGATGATGATTTTGATGAAGATTTTGATGCTGGATTCTCTTCAGGTGCGGAACCTTCGGAAACATCCGAGGAAGCTCCTGATGTAGCAAAAGGTTCGAGTAGGGCTTCAAAAATAACTGGAACTCCAGAGGGCAGGTTCGGAAGACGCGTGAGCAGATTTGAGAATAGGGCAGGAATGCAGCAGCGCCTATCTGCCCTAGAGCTCGCAGGAATACGTACAGATGTGCGCATTGACCCTCAAGATAGAGACAGAGTAACTCGTTATGCGATGCAATTCTGGAACGCCTTCAATCAGACAGGCATTGCCTTAGATATGCCAGCAGATCAAAATTCAACATCGAAGAATGATCGTGCAAAAAAAATTAATGACAACATCATAAAAGTCGGAGAAAGGATGCGAGCAAGAAAGCAAAGCGACGGATCAAGAGTCGTTAAGATCGGTAAAACAACCGACAATTTTGCAAACAATGATCCTTCCGGTGATTCATGGATGCTTTCGATAAGCAAACTACTTGACACCGTCAGAATCCCTACTGGATGGCGCAGGCAAGAAGATATATCCAGAGGAACTATAACTTCGGAGCTACAAGGGGAGGAGGTCGTGGACGTGGCTACTCCCAAAGTGGGGGTATATTGGACCCAGTCAGAGCCGCTTACCATCCCGAAACTAGCAAAACTCCTTGGACTTAACGTTACGGAAGAAGCAAAGCTTAAGGGCGATACGGCTGCGCTCACGCACGACACCGTAAGGTATCTATTGGCCGAAATTGGTAGTCAGCCAGAATTTAGCGGGTGGAGATTGTTTTCTCCAGTATCCGATATGGAAGCCGAAGAAGAAGGCATGAACGCCATAGAAAGACTCGTCGAAAATACCGGCCGTGCAAACATGAGAGATCGTTTTATTATCGAAACATTTGGAGCAGACGCTTATCCATACTGGCACGACAGGGGAGACTTTATAGGGGGGATCGCCGAGGAGGAGATCTATGGGTCAGGGAAGATGCTTACCGCGGAAGAGTTTGATGACCTGGAGGACGGAGCAAGACGATTCAACGCCGTAGGCAAGTTCGAGAATTCTCCTGCCGCAAGGGACGACTCAGAGGCAGAGGTAGAATTAAGCTATCAAGGAACTATGGGCGAGGCTTTCGAGGCCCTTCCCCCTGATATTGCCAGCAACGCCCGCAGAGGCAAGGGTAGCCGTGTTCAGCGAGCAGATTTTACTTTATCGCAACTTCTTGACCATCTCGGCATATCGGAAGATGAATGGCCGAAGCAACTTAAGCCAATCCTGGAAAAAGCTTTTGGAGAGGATTTAGACGCCGAACTTGATCCAGACGACGTGAAGAAGGTAGACGCCGAACTTGATCCAGACGACGTGAAGAAGGTAGACGTTGGACTTGGTGAAGACGCCGTGAAAGAGTGGAAAAAAGATGGAGTACCCATTGCCTATATTGCGGAAATGATCAGAACTGGGGTCATCCCGAATGCTCGCGATGTATTCGGCGTAAATAAGGCAGGCCAAAAGCTGGATGAGGAGCTTTTGGCATCCAAGGCCAACGTGTATGAAGCTTTAACAGAATTCATTGATAGGTCATTCCCTGGTTCAAGCCTTAACAGTGTTCAAAGTAGGCAATTTATTATCAATAGCAGGGAAATGGGGACCGTACTGCAGGCTGCCGCAAAAAGAAGAGGTAAGACTTTTTCAAAAAGATTAGGCGACGTGCCTAGATTCTCGAGGTCCGAATTGCAGGAATTCGTTGATCAATTTAATAAAATATTTGGCACAAACCACACAATAGAAGACATCTTCAGCGGTGAGCAGTTGAGGAATGCCCAGACCCGCTTAAGGGAAGGCACGACGGTGTACAAGCCTTCTGCTCCTGGACGTAAGGGAAAAAGAAAAACCTCGCCAGAAATAATCAACAAATAAGGAAGATAAAAACTATTTTTCTTAAAGCCATTGAATGTTGCTAATTTTAAGGCTCGGAACGTGATACGTTATAGTTTGCCACACAGTTTATAGGTCAATGTCCCGATGGTCATTCACCCACACAATAGGAGCCATATGAGCTACGATGAAAAAGCAATTGTAAGCATCAACACAGAGGGCATGGTGCTCAAATGTGCAAAGGCGCTTGCCCCAGCAGAGTGTGGATACGTCAAAGACGCAGAGATCTGCGGCAAATGCGGAGCTATCCCAGTAGAGATGAAAATGGTGCCACTCAACGAGCTGAGCGAAGTTGATGGAAAAGGCGTTCTGCCACCAGGAATGGCTCCAGAAGAATTGGAAGCAGCAATGGGGGCAATGGATAAGAAGCCAATTAAAAAGCCAATGCCCGAAGCCGCCATGGAAGACGAAGAAGAAGACGAAGAAGAAGTGGCTGAAAAAATGTATGGCATGATGCCTAAAAAGAAGAAAAAGGGCATGGGCATGGCCGTCCCAATGATGGACGAAGAAGAAGAAATGGAAGAAGAAGAAGAAGAAGTAGAAGAAAAAGGGCGCGGAGAAAATATGATGGGCCGTGGAGGCCGCCCACAAAATATCATGCGCGGTGCTAGCCGCAGCCGAAAAGAAATAATGCCAGCAGAAGAAGGCATGGACGACGAAGAAGAAATGGACGACGAAGAAGAAAAAATGATGCCTCGTCGTGCGCGTCGGCGCAAAGCAATGGGGCCGAATGCCGATGTTGATATGGAAGATGATGAAGACGGCGATCTAGAAGACGAAGAAATGATGGAAGACGAAGAAGAGGCCGCAGAAGAAGAAGAAGAAGAAGAAGAAGAGGAAGAAGAAGACGACGAAGAAATGATGATGGGTGAAAAAACATTTTCGCCGTCAGATCCGGAATGGGAAGATATTCGACGTCTTCGAATCAAGTCCATGGGCATCAAACCTTCAGACATGGGCGCATTTGGCTACGTATGCGTTATTGAGCGCAAAGCTTATGCCGGTTCTTCGACTGTTTGTGATGACTGCCCTGGTGGATGTGTTGCCGAAAAAGGCCTTCCAGGAATATTGCATGCCGAAGGATTGGCTGAAAAAATGTTTCAGGGTTCAGTCATTGATTCTGGTTACTCCGCAGCTGCCGACATGTTTGTGGTCGACGTCCAGACAAAAGATGGTGGCGTAAAAGAAGTCTTCATAGATGGAACAAATGCCGAGATCATGGGCTTTCACAAGCTTGACGTTTCGGAGTTCGAACAAAAATCAGACTTTATTAATTACAAACTTGTTGACTTCACGGAAGCTGCAGACATAGCTGTTAAGGCGATTGATGGAACAGTTATAGCTGTTGAACCAGACACGTTTGAGGGTTTTGATTCATATGCTGTTGAGATCGAAGGGTTTGACGGAAAATCTTATGACGTCTTTGTTGCGCTAGACGGAGAAATTCTCGGCTACGACAGATACGAACAAGATGAATCTGAAGAAATTGAAGCAGAGGCAGCAGAGCTTGCGCTCAAGAGAGCATTCTCTGAAGAACGCCGAATGGAACTGGCCAAAGATGGCATGGCACTTTCTGATGGATCCTACCCAATTGTAAACGAGTCGGATTTGAGAAATGCAATTCAAGCATATGGGCGCGCCAAAGATAAAGAAGCGACAAAGTTGCACATTATGAAGCGTGCAAGAGCACTCAAAATGGAAAGCTTGATTCCAGCAAACTGGATAGCTGGATCTAAAGAAAAGAGTGAAAACACAGATGATGCGCATTTCCTTGCTTCTCTCGTTGAGTTCCAGCTACTCGAAGAAACACTCGAAGACAACAAGTAATAGAGGTGCCCGCCATGACGGGTATTAGCATTGAAAAAGAAAGAATAATTGTCTCTTCGCGTCTTGTCGCTCCTCAAAAATGCTGCGGTCAATCGATTGATGAAAGGGCAACAGCTTTTAAATCTTCCGTTCTTGTTTCCGTAAAATCTGAAAAGTTAGACGCTGGAGTAGCAACAAAAGCATTGTCAGACATGTTCCCGGGAGTAAGAAAGAAAGCTTACGAGGATACTGACAACAGAAAGCGAGAGTTCACCGCTGACTCGCGTCCAGGAGTAAAAGAACTAATTCCTGGTCATCGCGTTGAAACAGCATCAAAAGGAGGACCAGGTAAAAGACTTGTTTTGTTTCCTTCTAATGTTTCGCAAAACAGTATTTCTACGTTGCCAAATATGGGCTGGTTGGATGATCCCCCCAAGTTGTCATTTCAACAAATTCTTGAAGAGGAAAAACGAAAACCGTCAATTCAGTTAACAATTTATGATGTTGATAAAAAAACGGGACAGGTAAAACCCGAATCAGCAAAAAAAGTAGATCAGTTAGCTCAAATATCTGGTATGACATTTGAGGAAAGACAAAAAGCTTTAAGCGCTTTGAAGATTCTGCGTCCGGATATCCAGACCAAAAAACTTCCTGGTCGTTCTCTTGGAAGTATGATCCCCGGTGGGTCTTTGATAAGAAGATTTTCAGGTCGCTTTGGCGTTCTGATGGATGAAAGAAATAAATTTCGCTGCCCTCCGGGAACTCCGGCAGCAAATCAGTTTACCGACATGTTTGGATCCAATTGCTTTGGGTTCAGTGGTTCAAGATTTGCCAAATACGCAGCACGACAAGCGCAAGATCTATATCCGGATTCACAGCAGGAAGATACTGGCGGATTCAGGAATAAAGCTTCCAGTTTCTTCAGGTGGCTTTATACTTCAGAAACTAGACCAACTTCTCGGTCTCAAATTGATTTTAGTGACTTTCCTGAGTTGCAACAAGAGATTATCGCCTTAGAGGATATCGATAGAGCAAGAATAGGAAGAACAGTTTCCTATGACATGGCCACCGGTGAGCGCATTCCCAGTACTGACTGGTCCGGGATCGACCTCCCAGAAAACATGCGGCTATTCAAGCACGGAATGGCAAATGCTCAACGAGTTGCTGCCGCGAGGGACGCTAGCGTAAATCAACTTCAAAGAGATCTAGGGGTAGACACATCTGAATCTTCTCGGTTGGTAAACGAAGACTTGGTTAACACTTTTGAAGCCCTTCGGGAACGCGGTATCTGGGATATAGAGCTTGACACAACAAGACTTACTCCCCTGCAGGTTCGCCAATTAATGGAAGAGCGTTTAGCAAAAATACCCAACTGGGTAAGGCTTGATGCAAAACAAAAAGAAGCAATGCTTGAAGCGGACGTGAGCAGATATTACGAAACAGAGCGTGGTTTTTTAGAATCAATTTTGGATCAATTTATTAAAAATCCAGCAGCAGCTAGATTCGTCAAAAAAATAGAATACACCCCAAACTCGACCGACGAAGCTTCGACAGGATTCCGGGGGGGAAGGGGTGGAGCGCCGATATACGCAACTATAAATGTCAATATGAATAGGATTCTCAGCAATCAAGAATTAATGCTTCCTTCGTTGAGGCCAGACCAGCGATTAGGAGTGGCCGCTGTAGGAGCAGCAACGGATGCAGCGGGGCAAGAAGCCGTAGCCGACTTCTTAGTGAACTCTAATCATTTTGCTAAAAGGATGGCTGGACTCGTAGGCGGTCCAAAAACATTTGCAGCATTTATTGGAGCACACGAATTTGCTCACGTGTATCAAGGTCTGGCGTTCTTAAGGGAAGCCGAAAGAAAAATGCAATCACCCGAGGGCCTTGACGTTCCCGTTTATGACAGAGATAATAAGTTTCTAGGGATTAAAACTGTATCAAGCATCGAAGAAATGACTGGTACAGATTTATTTAACCTAATGGATAAGATGAATGATTCGATAGACGTTAAAGACCTTGACAATGCATTGTCTAAAATTGAAAACGTCAGAATGCTTGCTGGTATTTATCCTGACACTTATGCTGGAAGCGAAAGATGGGGCCTTGAGGCTTCCGCCGAAATTTGGGGTTTACGCGAAGCTGGTTTGGTATGGGGGGAGGACGTAGATTCCGCACTTAGTTTTATAGATGATGCAGCAGCTAGGCCGTCTCGGGTTGCGCGAGTCGATTCAGATGTTGATGCTGATGCAGCAGATTTAGCAAGCACTGCAGGAGCTCCGTCTACTCAAGCAGGAGGAGTTGCTACTCCTGTATCTCAAATGGACGCTGACCAGTTAGATGAGTATCTTGTTAATCTAGCTTCAGACATGGAAGCAACGCAAGAGATTGAAAGAGAACAACTCAAAGAATACATATCCAATATAGCCAATCTTTCCGAAAATGAGATGATAGACGAGGCTGCATTACATTCGTTAAATGTTGACACGATTGAAGAATTCTCCTTAAAACCATTGCGCGAGCAGGACATCCTAGATGATCCAAATGAAGACCCTCGCCTTACAGATCTAAAACGCCAACACAGAGACATGTTAATGAGCGCATGGCAAAAGCGTTCTGATATTAATCAAAAAAAATATGATGACGTTAAAAAAGCTTGGCGCAAGAAATATGGGGTAGGTGCCCGCGGAGAGCTGGAAAGATTCGATGACGACGTTGTATCTGCCAGAGAGAGGGCTGGACTCTGGACTCCGGATCAAGCCAGAATGGCAGCTCAGCAACTATCCCTGAACGAGCTAACCGATAGAGCTAAGGACATGTCGGAAGATGACATCTTGTCTGAAGTTGTTCGATCAACCAGGCTCTTTCCTTCAATTGAGCCTGGTTCAACACAAGCTCTAGAAATCGCAACAGGAATAGAAATCCTGAAAAATGAGCATGTAGAAAGATCTGTTAAAAACGGAGACAAGCGTAGCAGGGCAAGGATTCTGCGCGATCTTGAAGAGAAAATTGAAGAAACAATCTCTCCAAAGCCAAAACCATCCAAGAAATTTAAAAAGGCTCAAGACGTAGCGGACTTTGCGACTGCTGAGAGAGCAAGACATCGCAGGTCAATCAACAAACAGCAAGCGGCAGCTTTAAGGGAAATTGCAGATTTTGAGGAGAATCCGATTGCTTTGATGCTTTCTCCCGAGCTTCAGGTTCAAACAGGCAGAGCGATCAACAGAGTTACGGCAAGAAGAATTAGGAATAACTTAGCGGTAAATGACAGCAAGTCCGGGCAAGCAGACCTTACGGCGCAAGTGAAGAACATACTACTTCCAGCACTTGAGGCATTTGACAGATCTTCCGCATCGGAAGGTTTCGAGATGGAAGCCATAATGGAAATAGCTCCCGGAAAAACCATGGGGAATTCCATCGGCAGAATTGTCGAGCAGGATGGTTTTGTTTCTGGGGTTGTATCTAGAAGCAACGCCGTGATTCCAGCGGTCTCAAGGGCAGACAAAAAGAACGAAGCAACCTTAAAGAATAGAGTGCGAGTAATTATTCGAGTTCGAGAAGGGGATAGGGGAATATTTCCTGGTCAGCAAGATTCCGGTGCTCAGAATTTTGTCATGCCTCCGGGTTCCTTTAGGATAATCGGTCGCTCTGATGACGGATCGCTAATAGTCGAAGCTGCTCGCCAGATGGATACGGTCGAGGTCGCCGACAGATTTGTTCAAACGCTCACTGAAGGATACGATCGAGGATCTGCTCGCATAGTAGATGACAAAATATGGCGTGACGGCGCAGTAAGAAAAATAAGACCAGTGATAGATCAAGCAATCCTTGACATGCGCTCAAGTGGTCGGGTAGTAGGCCCTAGTTCAGATGACAACTCATCAATAGGAGAAACAAACTCACGCATAAATGGGGACCTGGCTGACCTTGATGGATATTTTGGCGAGGGGATACTGGCCGATGACGGAAGGTTTTCCAGCGGAGCAGTCAGGGACGACGTTTTAGGGTCAAGAGAGAGTCGGCAACAAAGAACACGACGAAGAACTAAACAAATTTCCTCTGACGTAAACGAACTAAGATCGGTCTTGGCTGGAAGAGGGTCTAAGAAATATCCAGAATTGTCTGCTGATTCGATAAGCCCTGACGTGAGGGATATGCTACTTTCTCTTTCTACGGCTGAACTGCAGACGAAGCTTGATGAAATTGGATACAGATTTCACTCCGGACTAGATAGACGGGTGCGCGTAAGAATGCGCGAAGCTGATCTTGAGGAATTCTCTAGATCGGGTAAATTTAGATCAAACATGTCCGCCCCCGGAGGAAGTCAAATACCTGGAGGAAGAAGAGTTGAAAGACTCGCCGCGATGGGTTCATCGGAAAGATCTGCTCGCTTTAGTTCGGGAGCAATTCAAGATTCGGCTTCGCTGTTAGAGCGTCGTGAAATCGAGAAAAAGACAGCTGCTGAAGCGTTAACGATTTTTGATGAAATTATAAATAGTGGTAAAAATGTCGACGACATGACAGAAGGTGAATTGACCAACCTTTTCCAGGGAAGAGTCAAGCGCACAGACAGGCTCGCCATAAGCGAACGAATTGAATTTGTATACGAGGCAGACAACGTTCAAAGCGCACTTGCTCTGATGATGGCTGGACATCACGTTGCCGTTAGATACGAAGATCAAACTTTAACTAAGCAGTCTCAATCTCAATTTGAAAAATTAATAAAAGAAGGAGCCTCTGCCAAGATAGAAGCAGAGCACCCTGATTGGCTTAAATTTAAGCAGGAATTTGCTAAATCCAATCCACAGATGGATATTGGAAACGACAAAGATCTAAAAGAAGCAAAAAGACAATACATTGAAAAATGGACAGCAGACCTTTGCAAGTTGTACAACCCAGAAAAAAATCTATTATGTTCTGGGCATATTGGTATTTTGCGTGAAAAAATGCCTCAGCTGAATGGTCGAACATTTGGAAACGAGTCTCTAGCTATAAAAATGCTCGTATCTGGCCAAGCAAAAGGAAAATGGGCATATGCAGGTAAAAAGCTAAAAGATATAACAAAATTGTTGCCAGAGCAGTCCAATACCGAAAACAGTGAACAATATCTTTCTCGCCTGCGCTCTGAAGGAATAGATCCGGAGATCATTAACGATTACATAAATGCTACTAGATATGACAGACTTTCCAAAATGCACCCATCAAAAGGGGGGCCGCAGGAACCGCTAGGCGAAGAAGATAAAGCATGGTTTTATCAGAATACAAACTGGCAAGATACAGAAGTTGACCTTGAATCTGAATTTATGGATTTTCTAGAAGATGTTATTAAACAACCAGACGGAGGAAACGCAGTTAGAAGAAAAGAAGTAGTTCCTTCTAGCTATGCTCCGTCGCAGTCCCAGTTGGTGGCATCAAAAGTTGACGAAATAAATGAAGCAATTTTATCGGACTCACTAAACGTTGTCGCCAGTATGGAGAAAGATGGATTCCAAAGGGGGACTCCAGAATTTAGAGAAGAATACATTAAGAGAATATTTGAAGAAGATGACAATGGAGCCCGTAAGCATTGGTGGACTGGCGCTATCCTCGCGACCAATGATGGTTTCATTCTTGACGGCCATCACAGGTGGGCAGCCTACACCGTAGCGAACCGTACCCTGGATGAAGACATGCAAATACCATTGCGAGTTAACGAAGTCCAGACTGACATAATTCAAGGGCTAACCCTTGGAAAAGTATTTCAAGATGTATTTGGAATAAAAGAAGCTCGTCTTGGTGTGGAAAATCCATGGGTTAAAGGAGAAGTAGCTCCAGCTACCCCTGAAGAAGTAGCGATGGTTAAGGCAAACCTTGACGAAACAGTCGGAGAGCGCATTGATGAATTGTACGACAGTGGAGACTTCATACAGCTTGGATCAGTTGGTCTTAAGAATAACCCAGATTACGCTGAAGCAGCAAGAAACAGACAGAGACTTGCCGCGGAGAGAAGGCCAGGCCCAGCTGCCCGAGCAAGACAGCGCGAAATCGAAGAAGCATTAGAATTTGAATCTAGGGACTCCGCTAATTCATTTAGTTCGGGCCGTACAACATCTATCACTAGCGCTCAAAGAATCAGAAAGTCAGAAGCAATAGTTGATGCTGCAATTTCTCGAACAAATGTAGACAAAAAAACAAAAGAATCAATAAAATTTGCACTTGGATTAATCGACGGATCCTCTGAAAGGCGACTACCAAGGGAAAGCATTGAGCAGATAGGGGCAGAAATTGCAAGGCGCTCAGGCAATGACATTGCAAAACTTGCCTTACTGGAAATGGCCGACCGCGGGAAGATAAACAAGAACGATATAGCTGAGATACTCGGATCGATCGATTATTCTGCGGATCAAAATATTTTACCGGATCAAGCTCAATCAATAGAAAGAGCATTTAAATCTGCATTGAAGGCTCTGAAAGAGTCTACAGACAATGCCGCAAGCGAAGATATTGACACGGGAAGGACAGGAGGGCCAAGCAGGTTGGCCAAAGTACGACGTCAGATGAAGCGTGGTTCAGTAAGTGAAGAAAGAGACGTCATTTCTGGAAAAAACGTTGGCTTTGCCATCGATGGGATTACCAAAGAATATTACTCGCGCATAGGGCTTCCAGAAGAAATGAGCGATGAGATGTTACCAGTACCGGGATACGTAGTGCACAAATCTCACATTGATGCTAAAAAAAATAAAGTCAAGAAAAATGGCGTCGGTAATTCTTTGGCTAATGCCGTGTTTGAAGTAGGGGACGAAGATGAAATCGGCGACGGGCTCACGGCCTTAGGGGATATCGAGGTGGTCCTCAAACCACAGGTATCGAACAGAACAGCTTATTCGGTCGGAGATTCCTTGACGTCTGGGGCAAGACCTGTAAGGTTAAATTCAACCAACAGGGAAGATATATCAGACGCTATTCTTGGTTCTACAAACAAGAATTCTCCCTCAAGCAATGTTGAAACCATGTTGCATATGCTCGCCGCGGATAAATCTAATGACTTGTCGATCGTGAACGCGTCATTTGATGAAAAATCTAAAATGCTAACTCCAGATAGCAATACTCTTGACGCTACCGAGCGTAAGCAAATAGAAGCTATGGTCCTTGGTGGTTTTGATATGAGCGAAGTCGAACAAATAAACTTTCCTTACTCAAAAATATCCGAGATGGCAAGTAGTGAGAAGATTGAAGATGTGGTCAACCCTACGTCAATTGCCGAAAGATTGCGCAAAGCAGGGTTTTCCGACGAGGAGATACAGTATTTTTATTCTGTAAACCGAGAAGGCTCATTAAACACCGATGCAATGCGTCTCCTGAGAGAATACCGAACGGCAAATAAGATTAAAAAAGATCTCGGTGCAAAAGGATTCAGCAAAGTAAAGATTGCCCACCCCACAGGGATCGACATGGATGACCCTAGGTCTTTTTACAAGGGGGCCGATTCAGCAAACTCAATAGAATCCCTTCTTGCGGAAAGAATACTAAACGAGATAACCCAGCAAGCAAAAACAATGATTAAAACAATGAGGGATGGCAAAACTCCATCTCTGGTTGGCAAAAAAGGAGGCCTCTTGTGAAGGCTGTACTTGTGGGCTCTATTCATAATGACAAGTTGTATTACATAACAGACGCTGGCCCTGGAGAAAAAGATGGAATTATAGAAAGACAAAATGGGTCTTCGATTAAAGTGAACTTCATATCAACAACATCAAAAGTTTCTGGTCTCAAAAAATTTAGAACGACTCGGTTTCATCGCTTTCTATGGGATAAACCAAAGAACGTTGTCAATGGTTCTTGGTATAAGACTTTTGTAACAAAAGAAAAAGAAATTCCAGAAAAATCTTTAGAGCAAGCCGTAATCCTTACTTCAGTCGGAGAAGCTCGCAGTAAAATTAAAACGAAAGACGCAAGAGCTCTTCTTTTCCTTGCAAATAGTGACGATAAACTTGCTGCTACTTCTACATGCTGCGGAGAAATGCTAAAGTCAGTAGGCGGAACTTATTCTTTTGGGACACAAACTGAAAGAAAAGAAGCGTGGATGGCTATGAAGATTATGCGTAATCTGGAAGGTAAATAATAGATGTCAAACGTTAACGAAAAAGCTGACCCACTTGGCGGTATCTTGCCGCAAGAATTGGTCACTGGGGATATCCTGCGTGGATATGGCCCCCGACGAGGAAATCTGGAAAGACTCCTTCGTTACTGGCGTCCCATAATGAAAAAGCCAGGTGGCTTTACGAGATGCAGAGTCATACTTGCAAATCATCCAGAACTATACCCGCTAAGCAATATATGCGCGTGGCTACACCATGAAACGACTGGATTGTGGCCAAATGAAGGTTGCCACCATCCAGGAATGAAAAACTGCAAGAAGAAATTAAAAAAGTTGACAAACTGGACTGATTCTCAATTCTTATCTGCACTAGCTGGAAAAAAACCCAAAAACGTTATACGAGGATCAAAAAAATCCGACGACCAATATGAAGACATATTTTTTTATGACTTCATTGATCCCGATATTAAGTCTGAGAGTCAAGTAGTTACCGAAAGTGATATGAAAAATGCCATTGAAGTACTTGGCGAGTTTTGTGCGATGGAACAAAAATTTGTTAAATTTTTACAGGGGGACGAAAACTGGGAAATTGAAGGAGAAGAAATCGGCTCAAGCAAAAAAGTAGCTTTTCCTTATGATTCGACACTAGAGACAAAGGTTGACTGCTGTGGATGAAGAAGTTACTTATGTCATCCGGGTCGTTGTTTCAGACCTGGAGCAAAAAGAATTTACTGACTACATTCGTGGAGCTCCAGCAGAAACGCAGCAATTAGTTACGTATAAAGCTCTTTCCAGATTAAACGGAAACACTAGAAAAAAAACTTCCGTTTCTAAATATGGAGAAATAAAATTTAAGGCAAACGCTTTACGTCAAATTGGAAGTAGCATCTTAAGCTCAGCTATCCCTGGTGACTCAAGCCCTCTTAGATCCCCCGTGAGGTCGTCAATCTACCGAACTTTGACGCCTGGATTTGGCGGAGGCAGAAGAGGTGGGTCAAGACCTGGAGAGAACAGAGCTCATCGATGCCCCGAGGGCTATCAGTATGGCGGAAGATTTACAGATAATAGGTTTACAACTTGCGGAGCTCAACTTTTTGCGATCCCTTCAATTTTGGGAGCTGCAATTTCGGCAGTACGGAGAGCAGTTTCAGGTGTAGCCACCCCTACAATTACTGGGAGAATAGCAACTGGAGAGCAGGCTGATAGTTCCATAATTCAGTCCAGACAGGCTCAAATCCCAAGAGTTGGAAATGAAAACAGGCAAGTTTCATCCGCAAAAGCCAAAACTTTAACAAAAGAAATAGGATCTTTCCTTTCTCAGAGCTCGGAGCCGACAAGAAGAATGATACGGCGCGATGGCTTTGTTCTGGAGCCCGTTGTGGCCAATAACGTACTAAGAGCAATCCCCGACAATAGAGACATGGAGGGAGCAACCTTCATGATGGGCGTACTTGATTCTCCTTCAATAGGTTCTGAAGAGCTCGGCTTGCTTTCTAACACCGGCGTGCAGAAACTGCTCTATGTCCTTCCAGGAGGATCAACCCTAACTCTTGAAAAAGCAAGAAAACTTTCAGTTGGCGAAAGAAGAAAGCTCGGCAGAGTTGTGAACAGTTCAATGGAAGTCGATAATTCAAAAGACCCTTCTGCGCGACTAAAGAACGTTTCACAAGAACTCGAAGGAGCGATTGCTTTTTCCGAGAATATTATTGGAGTTTCCGACCCTAATAGTATCGGAAAGTCGGGAAAACCAAAATGGGCTTCCGCCTTGCTTTCAGGTAAAAAAATTAAAACTCCGAAGGCAAGCCAGGATGAAGAAGAAGATATTGACATTGGTCGTACCAGGAAAAAAATATCCAATATCGACAACGCGATACAGCACCTAGAAAATGGCGGAACGCTGTCAGACTTAGATCCGAAGATAATCGGCGATGTCCTTAGCAAAACGCAGGCTGTGAAGCGACAGAAAATAAATGAAACCATATCGATAATAGAGGATTCGGCTGGCAAGTATTTCGTGTACGAAAATCCTGCCAAATTTCAGCACATGGGAGAGATGTTTGCTTCCGACCTGCAGCGGTATCTTGGGTTGCCTGCTCCGGAAGTTCTGCCTATTGGCAAGCCAGGGGAAGTAAGACAATATATTCGACAAGACGTTGAAATGACATTCCCCGATGCAAAGTTTGACTCATCTAAAAAATTTACAGATCTAAGCCCAGAGGACGTAGCAAGAATAATGATCTCTGATTATCTAACTGATCAAAGATCTCGTCCATCTACTTCAATTTATCCAATAACAAGTGGACAGGAACTAAGGGCTGCACTTGCACAAAATACATCTTCCGGATTAGTCGATCTGTCTAAAGTGCAGATAACAGAGAGGATGAAAGCACGTCTTAGAGATTTCTACGAAGCTGAGCTAGTCCCAGCTTACAGTGATTATTACCAGCAATTAAAAGCTGATCAACGAGTTCTTTTTATCAAGTATATAAATCAATTAATAAGAAGAGCAAGAACTTATAATCCAAGGAATTCGTTCTCTGGCTCTAAAAATTACGGAATGTCAACTGGGGAAAAAATACATCTAAATATCATTACTAAGTTGTTTGAAAGCCGTTTGGACTCTTTGAGCTCGCAAAAAAATGATATTCGAACAATATTGATGGGTGGTAGGTAATGGAAATATCAATAATAAAAGATCTGCTAAGAGGAACGCCTCACGTAGTGGTTGCAAGAACAGGCGACTCGATTCTTGCAAAGTCAGTAACGGAGTTTGGGGCAGGCATAGCTATGGCGATCCAAACAAATGGCAAAATAAACCATAAAGGCCTGCCTGATGGGTTTGGAGCAACCGACTTCAAGCACGTGAGTGACAACATTGCAAATATGGTTTTAGAAACATACGTCGACCCGGAAATTGAAAGAATTAAGTTAATAAATAAAGCAAGTTCTTCACAAACTGCAAAATCACACAATGAGCGAAACGTTATTATGCGTTCTAGGTTGCGCATGTCTTCGTCTGCCGTCCCCATCAGACTTGCCAATAGCGTTGATTCAAAATTGAACCTGATTGACTACAAAGCGTCAAAATTTGTAACAACCAGCAGCCTCGGAAGCGTAGTTGCCACTTTAAATAGCAACAAGATCTCTTTTGACTCAAATAAAAACATCCTCGTTGCCAAAAAAGACGATCCAATGTCAAATGCGATCATAGATCGCGTCATACGGCTGACTGGGGCTGGGACAGTAAGAAGATTTATGCAACGAAAGTCAATTACGGTCCAAGACAGCACTTCAAACGTAAATAGAAGAGCAAATAGAAGAGCAAACTCACTTACGGCAGTTGACGATGAAAGCTCATCAACAAAACAATTTTCTCACAAGTTTAAAGAATCATTAAAATCGCGTCTTCATTAAGGATAGGCAATGGCAAAAGAAAAATCAGAATTAACCAAAAAAGCTGAAGCTCTAAAAGTTGCTGCGCAAATTGGGTGCTCTGGGGCGCACAAGTCTTCAGATGGGGAATGGATGCCATGCTCGTCAATGGATGAGCTAAATAGAATTTCCGAGACAGCCGAAACCGGTAAATGGAGGTCGGTTGTCCCTGGCTATAAAAAAAGTGAAGACAAAAGCAGAAGCAAAGGAAAGCGAAAAAAAAGACCTAAAGATTGGGAGAACCTTACCGAAAAACCAATCATGGGGATTGTCTCTATAGATAGTGGTCTAGTGTCCGGTAATCTTTTTGGGGCAAAAGAAGTGAACCCCTGCTGGGATGGGTATGTCATGCAGGGTATGAAAAAAGGCAAAAAGGGAAAACTTGTCCCCAATTGTGTTCCAATAAAAACTAAATCTGCAGTAGGCCCTGAATTTGTTAGGGAATCAGATTCTGATGTTTTCCTCGATCCGGAATCAGCTCGTGCGCGGTCAAGGCAAATTGGCTGTATTGGAATTAGTAGGCGAGTAAGCAAAAATGGCAGAGCGGTCTGGATGCCATGCACAAACATGACGGACTATGCAAATAGGGTCGGGACAACATCGTTAGGCCGCAGAAATATTGAAAAAAATAAAAAAAGAGAAATGGAAAGAGCAACTAGAACAGTTGTTGCAGACCTTGATTCAAGACGTCCGAAGAGGAAAGTTGCCCTAATAGAACAACTCAAAAATAAGTAATTCATTTACTATTTACACACTTTAATTGCAAAATATAATTAGTTGCAATAGAGGTAGTGAATAATCTGTTATTTTTGATTATTACTAGGGCTGGGTGCTTACCTAAGCCGAGCAAAGAAAAGCATCATAAAACCAACCCTTCAACAAACAGGAGTCAATATGTCGCAAGACAATGGAAGAATTGATGAGCTGCAATCAGCTCTCAGAGTTAAAATGGCTGACAATAAGGCCATTGCTGACTCATTCAAGGTAGAAGAAGGAACAGTTGTTGTTTCTTCAGAACAAAAAACAGCATTCGACAAGAACATGCGTGACATTAAGGAAATTAAATCACTCCTTTCTGACTTGCAGACAATGGGTGACGTTGACAGCTGGTCTTCGCAGCCAGCATCAGAGTCGGTCGCATCAAGCTATTCAGCTGCAGCATCAGAAATCAGCCAATTGACCTCAAGCGAGATCAAGAGCATCGGTCAGATGTTCCTTGACTCAGTAGAGTTCAAGGCACTTGCTGGTGGCCGTAACGGCGCAAACATGGCAGCTCCATGGATGGCAAACATCTCTTTGAGTGGCTACAATGTGAAGGATGTCTTCTCTGGCTTGCCTTCAACAACCGTAGCTGACAGCCGTCTCGGCTCTTTCGGTACGGTTCAGCGCGATCCGATGGTAACACCACCAACACGCACAAAGCGCGTTCGTGACTTGTTCCCTGTTCGGACTACAACAGCAGCAGTTATTGAGTACTTCCGTCAAATCGGTTTTACGACGATTTCTGCTCCAGGCGTAACTGCAAGCACCTACTCAACCAACAACGCAGCGTCTACTGTCGCTGAAAGAGTTGGCGGAGTATTTGGGTTGAAGCCACAATCTTCATTCCAGTTCGTTGGTGAACAGGCCCCAATTAGAACACTCGCTCACTGGGAAGCAGCACACCGCAACGTTCTTGCCGATGAACCACAGCTTCGCTCAATCATCGACAACGAGCTTATGTACGGCTTGCGCCTCCTTGAGGACAATCAAATCCTCAACGGTGACGGACTGGGCGAAAACTTGCTCGGCGTGATGAACACCCCAGGAGTCCAGGAATACGCTTGGTCTGACGGTGTTGCTGGAGTTGCAAACGTTACGGCTGGTGACACCAAAGCTGACGCAATTCGCCGTGCGGCTACACTCTCCTTCTTGGCTTACTACGAGCCAAGCGGTATCGTTGTTCACCCAAATGATTGGGAAGACATCGAATTGACAAAAGACGTCAATGGCCAGTACCTCATCGCAGTTTCTGTTGCGATGGGTGGCGAGCCAAGAGTATGGAGAATGCCACTTGTTGATACTCCAGCAATGCAGGAAGGTATGGCTTTGGTCGGCGCGTTTGGCACCGGTGCTCAGCTTTATGACCGCGAGCAGGCATCTATCCGCATCAGTGAGCAGCACAGCGATTTCTTCATCCGCAACGCGATTGTTATTCTCGCCGAACAACGCCTCGCCCTTGCGGTAAAGCGTCCAGAAGCATTCGTCAAGGTTGAATTCGACGCCGCTCCTACTGCGTAATTAACAATACCCTTAATTAACGGACCCCCTGGGAGTAATTGCTTTGGCAGTGAAACCAGGGGGTTTCGCTTATACGGCTTGACCTGTGCCAGAATTGGATAATGGAAATGACAAATGAAAAAGATGAAGAACTATTTGATTCGCTTTTGCAGTTTTCAGAAAAACTTGACCAGGAAGAAGAATTTAATCAATTGATTGAGCAATCTTTTGTGGAGTTCAAGTCCTCTTCAATGATGCCTATTTATGATGAATATTGGGGATCTACTGTTGTCGGAGAAATAAAAATATCTGCTGATGAACTGAACTCCAAAGCGGCAAAAAGACGTCCAGTGCTTCGCGATCCGAAGGGGGGGCTTACCGCAGCGGGCAGGGCTTACTTCAAAAGAAAAGAAGGATCAAATCTGAAACCTGGTGTAATGGGGCCAGCGAACACTCCTGAAAAGATGCGTCGCAAAGGTTCTTTCTTAACAAGATTTTTTACAAATCCATCTGGGCCGATGAAAGATGACAAAGGGCGCTCTACTAGATTGGCTCTTTCTGCTGCAGCGTGGGGGGAGCCTGTTCCCCAGAACTCTTCCGACGCGGCAGCTCTTGCTGCCAAGGGACGACGCCTCCTTGAGCGATACGCAAACGCTAAGAAAAAAAAGAAGTCGTTATCAGAAGACGTTGTTGTAACTTCTCATTTATCAACAAAAGCATTAATAAATGTTGAGGTTCCTTCATATATGAAAGGCATGACGGGGAAGGGGATCGATTCGGTATACGATTCGGACTTGAATCAGATAACCGACAGCAGGAGAAGAAGGCTTGTATTGGAAGAACTTTCCAATAGTGTCATAGCAGCGAAGACTGGGTATGGATCATATGTTGGTGGATCCATTCGGGACGTTAAGCGCATGGGGCAAGCACATACTGATATGATGCGAATAAGAAAAAAGAAAAAAAATAAAAAATCAAAGATAGCAAAGGCCAAAAAAAATGTCAATAATGGTTAAAGAGCATCACGTAGAATATACCGAAGCTGGCTTGTTGGTAAAGCCAGTAGCCGGAAAGCTTGGAGCAGAAATCGAGGGAGTTAATTTAATTGACTTGATTGACCATAAAGATGCAGGAATTATTGAGACAATTTATAACCTGATGTTGCGTCATAAGGTTGTTTTTTTTAGAAAACAAAATCTTAATCCTGTACAGCATGAAGCTTTTGCAGCGCTCTTTGGAACACCAAGAAGCGCTCATCCACTTCTTCCTGGTAAAAAAGATTTTCCAAACATATTCGAAGTTGATTACACCATTCCGGGTGTGCAGTATCCAGAATATGAGAACAGTGATAAAACAAAGTTTCAGGAACGTGGCGTTGCCTGGCATACTGACATAACGTTTATTGAAAATCCGCCAAAATGTTCAATACTGAATGGCGTCATCATCCCCTACGCTGGCGGAGACACCATGTGGTGCGACCAAGAAGCGGCATTCAGATCTCTAAGCAAGAGAATGAAAGATGCACTACGAGGCACAATGGCTATTCACGATGCGTCTGAAGTTTCTGACATGGGCATGGGTAAAGGTGGAATGTCCAATACTGGAGCAAAGATAGAAGGAATTAACGGCAAAGAAGAAAACGGACTAGTCGACCACTGGGATTACCTGAAGCGTGCTGCGCAAGTTACCGCTCGTCATCCAGTTGTTATAGTCCATCCGGAAACTGGAGAAGAATCATTATTCATAAATCCGGGGTTCACAAGAAGAATTGTGGACTTTTCAAAACCTGAAAGCGACGCAATCCTTCAATTCCTTTTCAAACATACAACTCGCTACGAATTTACTGTCCGCCATCACTGGACTCAGGGAGACGTTATATTCTCTGACAATATATCGACACAGCACGCTGTAGTCGGAGATATTGGACATTCCCCACGTTTGGTTAACAGAGTTACACTAACTGGAGAAAAACTAATTCCGGCACAGGCCTCGTAATGAGTGCTCGCTTTTGGTACGGAGCTACCGTACTGAGGGTTGTAGACGGAGACACTGTCGATCTAATGATTGATCTTGGTTTCAATATTCACCACAAAATTAGAGTTCGCCTATATGGCGTCAACACGCCCGAGACAAGAACAAAAGACCTAGCCGAAAAGCAGATGGGTCTGAGCGCAAAGAAATTCACAGAAGACTGGATTTCCAAGCATAAATGGGTTTACGTGAATACAATCCCAGACAAAAATGACAAATACGGACGGGTTCTCGCAAGGATATTTTCCTCAGAAGACATTGATGATGTAAAAACTGCTTGCTTGAATTTGGATATCATAGAGTCAGGTTACGCTCGAGAGTACTTTGGGGTTGGAAACAAAACTTGGTCCGAGTTTAAATAATTCTAATTTTTCTCAACGAATGCACGCATTTCTTTTATACCACGCAAGAATGTTGAGTACTTAAACTTCATCGGAGCGCTTTCGTCTTTTGTTATTTTTATTTTGTTATTTATAAAATATTCAAACAACGCTTGAAGCTGTATCTTCGCCAAGGATGCTCCAATGCAGAAGTGGGGCCCGAAGCCAAGAGACAAATGCGCTGAACTATTACGCGCTGGGTTAAATAGTTCTGGATTCTCAAATACAGATTCGTCCATGTTTGCAGATGTCAAGAACAGCATCACCTGAGCTCCAGCAGGGATGATATTCTCACCAACCGCAACATCCGTTGTCGTTCTTCTAGCTGAACTAACTACAGGACTCAGGTATCGCAATACCTCATTGATGAATTTTTCCGGTCCTACATCTTTGTAGATTGTGGCTATGTCTGGATTTTCTACATAAAGATCGATAGCCCCAGAAAGTAGATATTTTGCTGTTTCGTTTCCACCGATGAGAATCGCCAACGAATTACCTCTAGCCTCTTCGTAGGTTATGCTCCCATTTTCTTTTGAAGCATTCAAGAGCAGAGATATTATTCCTTCTTTGTCGTCCCAATATCCCGTTTTCGACAGATCGTCAAAATAGTCAAACCAGTTTATTACAGCCTCAACCACTTCTTCTGTGACGTTTTCCCATCCATCGGCTCCCTCCACCATGGCTTCACCCCACTTCCTGAGTAGAGGAAAGTCAGAATCCCTTACGCCCAGCAAGGAACCGATAAAAGTTACGGGAAGTGTCTGAGCAATGGCATTTACGACCTCGACGCTGCCAGCTCCGATTATCCCTTTTACTGCTATGTCGATCACTGCGGTAACATATTCAGAATGCTTGCTAACCGCACTTGGAGTGAGCATTTTTTCAATAACTGAACGTTGCACTCTGTGCCCTGGGTCGTCTACGTCAACCATAAAAGGCTGTGCTATTGAGTTTGCCCTGCCCCCAAACGAACTGGTAAATATTTCAGGACTTCGCAATGCGAAATTTACGTCAGCGTGCCGAGACAATGCATAGGTATTTGTTTTTTTGTCGTACGGCAAAGTAGGACTTGCGCGCCACTGTGCGAACATGGCAAAAGGGTCACGATACAGTTCTTTGTTAAAAATGTCATTTTCCATAGCGCGCTGAGCAGGGGTCGAACCTACAACCTACGGATTAGAAGTCCGTTGCTCTATCCATTGAGCTACCAGCGCTAATGATTTTTATCTGACCATTAATTGCCAAGAAGATCACGTATTGAGATATGACTTCTAGCGTGCCTTTACTTTACAGGGCAAGCTCCAGTAGCGCAATCATCCACCATTATTTCTCCGTCAAATGCTGACTGGACAAGGGGAATGGACATGTCAACCCGCGCTGAAAGTTTTTCATAGGATTCTTTTGTAATTTCCTCGTAGGGAGGAAGGGAAAAATTATGATCGCTATGCAGCAGGAAAGAAACGGATTTAACGCTCTTGTCGTAGTTCTTTTCAAGCCATTCTTTGATTAACGGGAGCTCTTCCTTGCGGTAGTAAACAGTCACGGAAACTGCATTATCGGCCCACTCTGTTTGCATCTTCCTCACCCATTCGAGCTGCTCAACCGCTGTCATGTCAACTGCGAGAACAGAACCCTCTGGAGACCGGCAAGGGAACTCGACCACATAGCGAGTATGGTCTTCCCGTCCATCGATTCCGATATCCCAAATCACCTTGTATCCACGCTTGCGGCAGGCATCGACTAGAGGGTCACTGGAGCCAAAACGAACGCGACGGATATAATACGGAGCATAGGCCGGATGTATGCCGGGGGTTACCCCTGGAAGCAGAGAGAGCGTCCCAGAGGGCTGTACGGTCGTCATACGAACAGACTCCGGGAACCCGTTTTCGGCGGAATACTTCTTGTCTAGCTCTCTTAGGGCTACGTATCCAGCGGACAGCCAAGACAACTGTTCTGCTGTTGATTGAAGAATCCCTGTCACGCTTTGTCCAAGTCTTGCATTCTGACGGACAATTTGTGTTGTTTTTTCATACGGATACGGCAAACGAGTAATCTGCTTCTGCGTTAGATAAAGAAGACGGGATATCTCCTTGAATTGCTCTATGGATTCGATATTCGGCAGGAAAACAGTCGCCAAATTACATGATTCTCCATCAGCTAGACCTATCTCGGCGCATGGGTTGAAGCCCTCAATACTATTATCTACCCTGACTTCACCTAACCGCCCATAGCGACGTGCGAGCTTTCGGTTCACAAGGCCATATGGCTCCCCCGTACCGTCATAGCCCTTCCAGAGCTCCGAGGGGATCTCGTCCCACCCATCAGCATAGAGCGAGTTATTGCTATTTGCTCTCCATGCAGGGATCGAGCCCGACGCCCAGTTCTTTGCCCTAATGAACAAAGCATCATCCGGATCACCCATTGAGATTTGTGCTGATCTTCTTGATGAGCCCGAGACAACGATGCGCCCAATGATGTTACAGATGTCGAGGACATCAATAGAGCGTAATTTTTTTCCAGCTCTATTATCTAGGACTTTACATATATCCGCAATTCCGTCAATCAAAGCACCCGGACCAGACGCTGTGCCGCCAAATCCCTTAAGCGGAGCGCCGTATTCGCGCACCAGAATTGTCGAATATGTAAAAGATTTTCCTGTTTCAAAATAAGATTTTAAAACGCTGTGGAGGAGTCTCTTCCATCCACCTCGACTATCGGGAACAATTATGTCAGCGTCGTTTGATCGCTCGTGAGTGATTACTACTGCATTTTTCACTTTAGGCAAGTCGTGTATTTTTGAGCGCTCTACAGAAAAACCGACACCGCCACCCAGCATTAAATACTCAAACAAAAATTCAAAATCTTCCACTTTTTCGATATTAGTAAAATAACAGTTATTTAAAGAAGCTCCGCCAAACTTTTCAACCATTGGCGTTCCTAGCTGCCATAGCGCTCTTCCACTCATTGAGCAGCGAAGGTTGAACATGTGATCAAACAACCTTTCAGCCTCATCCTGCGTGTAGGGAACTCCGATAGCAATTGCTCCGTTTACAACGCGCTGGATCGTCTCTGGCCAGACTTCTGTTGTTCCATCATTTTTCTTGCGGCTGTATGTTCGCAAAAAAACTATTTCGCCCATTCCGTTAAATCCCCACGGAGATTTCTGTGTCAAGTAATCTTTTACAAAGCTATCTTCGATAAATGCCATTTTTTTTCCTAGCTAATATTGTTTTGATTTGGAACTGTTCAGTGTAGCCCAATATTGAATAGTGAAAAAGTCCAGCGAAATAAAAATTTTTAAATAAGCCCCAACTCCTTGGCCTTGATAAGCGGAATTACTTTTCCTTGCTTGTAAAGAAGTAGCCGCATAGTTACGCCTGGCGCAATTTCTCTTTGATCATAGATGTCTTCAGGGACAACGAACGTTTGAGTATCGTCCAATGTGGAATTTGTGTTGTACCCAAAAATGATGCCTGGGCCTACTTCGTCAGGCGGTGCGCAATCGCCGGTGGAGTGACCACAGACCGGGCAAGGGGCTCTATCGGCTCGCGATACTTTAACCCCGTCAAGAATTTCGTAATCTTCGCTTCCTCCGAAGCTAGGGCTTTCATAAAACGCGTTCATTTAATTATTGTACTTAATATAATTCTTGCAATAAGAAACCGCATTGTTCGACTTCTGCTCTTGCTTGCATTATTGTTTCTTCGTTTGAATCTTCCGACAATCGCTCCATCATAGAATTTGTGAGCATTAATGGGTACTTGTATTGTCTAAGGTTTTTGGCAGTTATTTCCGGATACACTAGAACGTCCTGCCACTCCACAACCCTCCCAATCTTCGTCACGTAAGGGGCGGCCACCATAGATACAGGGGAAATTATTCCAGACTCGTCAAGGGTGACGTGAATTACAGTAATGCACTCAAAAACAGGAAGTGACGTGTCGGCATAGGCAACTGCTAAATCGTAATTTTCCGTCGTTGGGTAGTCCAGGGAGCAATAGCCTTCACTCACCATCGTCAGGGAAGACACCCACCAATGTTTTCTAAGGATTTTACAGAGTATTGCACATCTTTCAAATCTGTCTGCCTGGGAGTACCTGGAAACATCTTCTTTCATCTGGGCGACGATCGTTAAGTCTTCTTCATTCCATCCCATAAAATGCGCTTTAAGGTCTTCCCCAATTCCTTGCTCCTTGATTGCCGTTTCTTTGGCAAGCTGCGCCGAGGCAAGGGCCAGCGCCATTTTGGCAAAATCGTTGACATACTCCTCCATGACTAAATACTAAACATGGATTTTAAAAAAAATCGTAAATAGTTTATGTGTTGCACGGGAGGCAAAATTTCGGCTATTGTTGTGGCATGACCGAAGATAAAAAAATAACAAAAAAAACAACTTCTAAAAAAAGTGCTCATAAAAAATCAAGTGCACAAACAAAGAAGAGCCAGCCAAGCAAGTCAACAGCTAGCAAAAAACCAGCCAAGCCCAAAGCCCCAAAGTTCATCGAAGAAGTTATCGATGACACAATCACCTCGGCAGCTTTAGCAATTGACAAAGAGAGCGAAAAACTTCATACAGAGATGGTCGAAGTTATTGATTCTGTCATTAACCGCGTCGAGTCGAATGTTGAAGAAATAGCTGGAGTGAATATTGAAGTAGTTGCCGTAAAAAGCTGGATTCGTAGATTCCTAAATAAAATTCGATTGACTAAATCGAAAAAAAAATAAAGACCTTAAATGACAACTGAACACAGGCGCGCCCCACGTCGCCGTGTTGTCAGCGTCGATCGCGTTGGTGCCTGGGGTAAATTTCAGTATCTACACACGCTTGACTGTGGACATACAGAAAGTAGAAAAAGAGCAGCCAGGACAGAGGAGATAACTTGTGTCTTGTGTTTGCGCACAGATGGGCGAGAAGAAGAATTAAGGGGTCTTTTTTCTCCTCAACCAACTCCTCTCTCCTCGTACGATGATGGACCAAGTCTTGTTGATGAAGAACTAAGAGTGGAAAAAATTCGTGCCACATTGGCCGCTAGGTTCAATGTCCCAATTGACGCAATCGGTCTTTCGGTTGAAGATGTTGCTGGATCTTTGGTTGTTAGAAATTGTGTTATATATTTATCTGCTGCAGATGTGACAAGAATCGTAACGCCAAGGTAGTATGCAAAATTAAATCCATAGGAGGGGAAATGAGACCAACACACGAACGGATCGATACACCCCCAACTGGAGGCGACTGCATCGGTAAAGATGTAAAAATGTGGTTTCCTCATGCGGAAAGAAGCAAGGGAAGAGATTTCTCTGTCCAGTATCGAAAAGCAAATGAGCAAACGAACTTAGCAAAAGCGATATGCAGTGACTGCAAGCAAATCGATCCGTGTTTAAATTATGCGCTGTATCATGAAATTTTTGGCATCTGGGGCGGAACCACGGAGCGTGAGCGCAAACTATTAAGAAAACGACACAATATTCTCATGGTTCAAAGAGAGCCATTTGATCCAGTGATTCCAAGATTGCGAGATGCGAGATGACGACCTCGCCTTCGACGCAAACTCTTAACTTTCTTAACAGATTGCAGGGTGTGAGAAAAACTTCAGGGGGATGGCAGGCATGCTGCCCTTGTAGAGACGACGACGACAACCCGTCGCTGTCCGTGGGGCAAGGGGATGATGGTAGAACACTCATAAAGTGCCACCGGGGGCTTTCCTGCGACGTCGAAAAGATATGTACTTCAGTGGGGATCAAGGTATCCGATCTGATGCCTCAATCTGACCCGCCAAGCGTTCTTGATATTTCTCGTTTTAGTGGGGAAAAGCCACCCATCATTCCAAGGCAACAAAAAGCCGTGAAAGCGGCTCCTAAAACAAAGTTCGTTGAGTCTTACGACTATACGGATGAAGACGGCAATTTACTCTTTCAGAAAATACGACTGGTCGACGATGCTGGACGGAAAACTTTTAGACAAAGGAAACCAGACGGTAACGGAGGTTGGATTTATAGCGCTTCGGATATCCCAAAAGTTCTTTATAACTTGCCAGAAGTTGTTCGCGCTAAAAATAATGACGAAACAATATGGGTAGTCGAAGGAGAAAAAGACGCAAATACCCTCATTTCGCTAGGCCAAGTTGCAACGACAATGCCTAATGGTGCTGGAAGCTGGCTTGATCTTCATACAGAAACCCTCAGTGGAGCTAAAACAGTAGAAATAATTGCTGACCACGACGACGTTGGGATACAGCATGCGGTTGATGTTTGTCGTAGGTTGCGAGCAGCTGGGTGTGAAGCTCAAGTTTGGATTTCTCCCACTCATAAAGACATTACAGATCACATTGAAGCGGGGAAAGGAATAGACGAGTTGGAACCCGTCGAAGACGAAGGCGTCTTCGTCGACCACACAGCCCTGTCCAATGAAAATCAAGATTCTGCTGTTTTGAATGAATCAGAAGAGCCTGAACACGAAATATCGTTTGAAGATGAAGCCATCGAAAAGCTTCAGGATCTTTTATCTAGGGAAGATTTAAGTTCAAAACTCAAGTTGGCTAAATCAAGTTTGATCATCTCGTCTTCGGGATCGGGTCCAGTTCTTGACGCAGGTCGATTAATCCAGTGGAATGATCTTCTTGCCGAAGCAGATCGAGACACGTACGAATGGGTCATTCCGCATATCATCGAGCGTGGGGAACGCGTAATAGTGGTTGCAGCGGAGGGCGTCGGCAAGACAATGTTAGCCAGGCAGGTAGCCATACTCGGAGGGGCAGGAATACATCCATTCTCTTACCAGCCGATGCGCCCAATAAGAACTTTGACTATTGACTTGGAAAATCCAGACACAATTATTAGAAGAACAAGTAGAAAGATCGCCAACGTAGCGATGACTCGGTCTGGCAGCAAAAGACTTGATTCATATCTTTATACAAAACCGTCCGGCATGGATCTGCTCAGAGGGGCAGACAGGGCCCTGCTCGAAAATGCACTAGAGGAAATACAGCCAGAATTGCTCCTTATTGGTCCACTTTACAAAGCTTTTGTCGACCCTGGTTCTCGGACTTCCGAGGCGGTGGCGATTGAGATGGCAAGGTATTTAGATCAGATTCGGGTGATTTATGGCTGTGCTCTTTGGATTGAGCATCATGCCCCTCTCGGCGCCTCTGGGAGCTCTCGCGATCTGCGCCCTTTTGGGTCTGCAGTCTGGTCTAGGTGGCCTGAATTTGGAATTTCACTTCAGCCTGATCCGATGTGTGTCGGTGAGTATGGTTACGATATTAAGCATTTTCGTGGTGCACGTGACGAACGTAATTGGCCGACTAAAATGAAACGTGGAGGGATGTTCCCCTTCGAAGTTACGGAGTGGGCCAAAATAAGCAATGAGTGACGATAAAGCTAAGCCAATAACTACAAAAGAATTCCTAAGCGAACGTGATCTTCGCATATTCAAGATGCGACAAGCTGGAACTTCTGTAACCGAGATAGCAAGAAGATTTGGTATGTCTGCCCCTAGCGTCTCTAGGTCCATTGAGCGACAGCTCCAAAAAATGAACAGAGAGGCAATTCTTGCCTACCCCGAGGTTCTCAGGCTGGAGCTTGAAAGGCTTGACAACCTGCAACAAGCAATTTGGCCGATGACACAGCATCGACGAGTGGTCATGGATGACGGGACAGAAGTTCAAGTCGAACCAGACATGAAAGCCATTCAGCAAGTCCTATCCATCATGGACAGAAGAAGTAAGCTAATGGGCATGGAGCAGACAAATGTAAATGTTCAGGTTGACAATAATAATCAACAAGTTAGAGCGACAATCGCTGGCCAGCCTGGTGTTATAAAGCCATCTACCGGGTTTGATCCAGAATCAGAGGCAAGAAAACTTCTAGAACTAATGGCAATAGCAGGAGTTTTGCCTGAAGGAACTGTAAAAGCCCTCATGGGAGAGAGCGAATCGGAAATAATTGATGCTGAGATTGTTGAAGATATCAACGAGACCGAGGAAGAGAATGAGTAGCGACGAAGAAAACAACATAGTTGCAGCCATGAACAAGGTTGCTGAAAACCTTGAACCGACGATTGCCCGAGGGAACCCAAACGAGAATGGCAATCCTTCCGACAAGCAGGTCCTAATACGAACAACGGATGCTGAACGCAATAGATGGAAAGAAGCGTCAACACATGAGCAGATATCGCTGTCAGCGTGGATAAGAAATGCGCTAAACGTAGAGGCTAAGCGTATTTTAGAATGTGATCACCCTATGAATATGACGCGTTTTTACCCTTGGGCAAAAATATGCACAAAGTGTGGCCAAAGGCTTTAGTTTCCGCATTTTAAGCCATCAACAAATGGTATTATTGCTCTAAATGTCAAGTGAAGAAAATGAATTTCTCATCCCCTTTGATGAATCACGCAAAGGCCGCGAACCAGACCTTGAGGAAAAAGCTCTTGGTCGACGTCTTGCTTCCTATGCTTCAAACAGGCTTTCCGGGATTCCTAGCCTTGGCCGTCGTCGCGGCGGGCGCAGCCAGGGAGACATAGACCTACCCACCGGAGGTAAGCCCGGCACAAGAAAGCCGACTGGCTCAAGAAGAGACCCAGACGGTGACGGCTGGGCTGACGAAGGAACAACAAAGCCAATATATGTTGGCACTGCATCCGAGGGTAAAAAACCAAAACAGAGCACTAGGGATTCGGAACTTTCCCCCAAAAAAACCAGACCATCGTCAGGAAGTCAGCTTTTTGGCGGTGAGGAATCTCCAGATAGGTCAACCACTTTTTCTTCTGGAGCAACATATCAAGAGCTTGTTGATTCCCGGCCCGAATTAACGCAAGAAAAATTACAGAAAATAGAAGAACTAAAAGAACTACTAAGAAGTGATTTGCTTGTTGAGCAAGATGAATTCACGACAATCAAAGACATTTTTGACGAAGACACGAAAGAACTGGCCGACTCACCGGAGCGGTTGGAAGCAAAAAAAAGAATACATGATTTGCTCGCGGAAATTTTTAATAGCGAAATAGAACTGGAAAAAGACATTGTAGTTACCGCCAAAAACGGTGAAAAAATAAATTTAGGAAAAACGGTTCGCATTTCTGTCCGGCCAGGTAATAAATATAAGGGCTGGGATATTGAGCTAGCGGACATAAATTTAAATGATATTAATGAACAGGCAGAAGAACAGCTATATACAACAATTTTTGATGAAGATTCCGAAAAACAAACATTTATGAATATAAAGCTTCGCATGAGGTTGGCTCCGTCAGAGGAAGCAATGGATCGGTTGGCGAAAGCCGGAGTGCCAGAAGAAATGCTCGAAAACGCTTATGCACTCCCAGAAGGAACTCCGGAACTTGACCGAATCCAGTTTGGTTCATCTTCCAGGACAATAATGTTTAATACTAGAGAAAAAGACTCTGGAATAACAGTTATCCACGATACTTTCTTTCTAAACGAGCCATCACAGGGTCTTGGCATAGGTAGCTTATTTAATGCAAGTAATGAAAAAATATATAATGCGATTGACGCAAAAAGAATATATACGGGCGGGTTGTCCGACAAAGAGGGAAATCGAATTGGGGCAACGCACTGGCCAAAAAATGGATTTACGTGGTCTGGAGAAAAAGCAAAACAAGATTTTCTTCGCGTAATTAAAGATGGACTTGACGACCAAACGCAAAATTGGTTTAGCGAAGAAGAGAGAAAACGGATATCTCTCCTAATAGAAGAAAGAAGAGTAGATGGTAATTCTGTGTTTGAAACAGATTCAAGCGCGGAAGAACTTCTTGCTTTTGAACAGGCAACTAGTTTGTTTCAGGAGAAAAACGTAACAATTGGGTACGAGCGCAGATTAAGTAACGACAGAGAGCTTGTTGGTGCGTTTTCCAGCGGTATGGAGCAACTGTCACCACTGAATCTTCACGACTATGGAGATATATTCGCTTCAAAAAAAGTTAAAAATAAAGATACTGAATATAGAATAATCGTCACGCAAAATGGAGATGTCGTATCCTATTTGGAGTCAGACATTGAAAAAGAACGCAATTCTCTTGCAAAAATATTTGACGAACAAGGCGAAAACCCTTTTAATAAAAAGAAATCACCAATTGGTCCAAATGATGTCGATGACCAGGACGTACTTCGGAGCCTTACGGGAAAAGGAACCGCACCAGTCATAGCAAGGATGTCAGTTTGGGCTCCAAATGATGGCCAGCTAGAAGTTTTGGAAATCCAGACAAGACGCGGTCACCGCAGGCGCGGTATTGCGGCAGAGATGTTCTACACGCAAAGAGAAGCTTTTCCAGAATTCAACCTTCAACACAGCAACGCACTTAGCGATGACGGTAGAGCATTCGCAGAGGCAACCCCTGCTAATCGACCATTAAATGGTTTGCTAAATACAATTTCTAACCTTCACGAGTTTTATAATTTAGATAAAAATACTTCAATAGACTTTGAAGATAGAGAAATTAGCTCCGTCGATGGTGGCTCGGACACCTTTTCTTCTGGTGCCAATTATGAAACAGAAGTCGAAAGACAAAAACTAGATGGTGAAAAACTTACCAACGCTTTCGACACAAGAGACATGATTGTCAACTTTGTTTTACCATCGATTCAATGGCGTTCTGGAAAATTATTTACTCCAGAAAACAAGAATATTGAGCAGCCAGAAAGATTTTCATACTTAGAATTTGCCGATGACGACAGCCTAAAAGACAACTTTTTGCAATCACTGAATAAATTATTTAACAATATTTCTATTCCTCTAAGAAATAATGTTGTAGTAGAAAGCTCTAGTGGAGAGAGGTTCAATCTTGGATCAGAATTGTTGATCGATGTTTCTCGATCAAACATATTCGCACAAGAAGAATTGCCTTTATCATCTCAAGTAAGCAGCGTGGACTACGGAGCGAGCGTTGTTGCATCGGGAGAATCTTTGCCCGTTTATGTTGATGTAAAATTAAGTTTTCCTCAAGAAAATGTAGCTGGAACAAATGTTCAAGAATTGTCAGACGTTGGTACGGCTAGCTTTAAATTATCAATTACAAATACCGGTCTCTCGGTTGATTTAAACCAAATTTTCGTAAAGCCTGAGCTTAGGAATTCAGGGATTAGCACTTCTTTCATGGCTTACTCTGAAAATATATGGAAAGCTCTAGAAGTTGATTCAATAAGTCTCACCGGCAGATCCGACATAGTGAAGGACTCTCCATTTGGAGATGCCTATTCCTCAAACGGAGCAACCTATTGGGGCATGAACGGTTTTGAGTGGAATGGGGCCGCCTCTAGATCAAAAATGGTCGGGGCGCTGCATAGGCAGCTTTTGGCAGAAAACAACGACACCGCAACAAAAAAATATTTTACAAAAACAGAAAGAGAACAACTCCTAAGCGGTTACTACACTGAAAACGGAATGACTTATTCATCCTTTAAGAATCCTGAAGAGATGCTGTCAAAAGCAAATAAAGAATCTTTATCTACTTTCTTTTCGGAATTGAATAACGGAAATGGCATAGAAGTTGGCTATCGCAGAGTAATAGATAAGGAGCGATATCAAAAAAATCAAGATCTCCGCTTAAAGCTATTGCTTGATCGGCTCCCTGCGTCAGTAGTCGACGAATGGTCTACAAGCGAAATGAACTCACGGAACGCTGCAACTAAAAACAAACTTCCGCTAGCATCGGGGGAAATAAGCCCAATAAAATTTCTTTCATCAGCAGTTAAGGATCACGATAATAAATTTTCCTCAGGCCAGAAAGTAACGATAGAAATTGAGCGGCTAGGAAAAGATAAACCGTTTGATGACCCGGTCGGATTCAATGTTGGGGGCAAAAGGTTTACTTTGTCTCATGGCGGTGACTCCCCCGGTCGTGATCAGTACAACGGATACTTAGCTGCTTTCGATGAAAGTGGGAAGCTAGCAGGATACATTGATTACAATTCCGAAAGTATCGACAGTACTGCTGTTGTGGCGATGATAGAAGTAGGCGAAGATTTTAAAAGGATGGGGATTGGGTCGGCCCTCCTTGACGCATTACGCATCAGTATGCCAACTTATGAGATTTCAGCGGGAGCGACAACAGACGATGGCGACAAATGGTGGAAGGCCGCAACTGGAGGGACTGGTCCCGTAAAGGGGCCTCGTCGCTCGGCGTTAATTAATGTGACTGATAGGCGTTTCGATAGCAAACTTGGGTCTGACAGATTTTCAAGCGGTACTTCCGATGTTCCATTTAGTAAGGACGAAGACTACAGAGGTTTCCACCAGGCTCCCGATAGGAACAGTGGCGCTCCGATGCACAATATTGCTGACGGAATGTATCCAGAAGAAGTCTATGGGCCAAACGGTGCTGCCCTCTACGCCAGTACCGACCCGTTGGCTCCAGAAGCACTTAGAATTATAAAGCAAATCAAGGGCAAGCCTGAAGCGCTAGTTACGGTCTATCGTGCTGTTCCTTTACTCCCCAATGAGAGAATAAAAGAACTAGAAACACAGAAATCACATATTTTACAATATGGCCGAGTTCCAAAGTATGTTTCTGCAGATATATCAGACATAAACGAATACTATGACGAAATTAGTCGAGAAATAGAAATGCTTAGGAATGCAAAGCACATTGACAAAAATCTAAAAATAAACGCTGGCGACTGGGTTAGCCCATTGCGGTCATACGCAAAACTTCACGGAGACTCCAATCTGGGAGGAAAAGGAAAATACAGAATAGTAAGTCAGCGAGTAAAAGCAAAGCACCTTTTCACTGAAGGAAATTCTCTTCTCGAATTTGGTTATGATCCAGACGATAACCCCCGACGCCTTAGCAGTGGTGAAGTAAAAATGCCGTCATTTCCCCGCGAACCAAGTTACGGACCGTTTATAGGTGAGGCTGACTTCATATTTGGTGAAGCAAAAACTTGGCGCGAGCTAAGAGAAATATTTAACAATAGAGACATAATTTTTATTGATTACGAAACTACAGGTATTGACTTTGACCGCTTCAGGGAACGTGCGAGCAATGGTAAGCCAGTAGAAATAGCTCTTGTGAAGATGAGAGGTGGAAAAGTTATAGACAAATTAAATTTGTTTATGAATCCGACCGAACCATTGAGAGAGTGGTCAAGGTTGAATCTTTACAGAACAGACGGAGAGCCGCTTACCGATGAGTGGCTTGCACAGCAGATGAGTATTCAGGACGCTCATCGCATGGTCGCTGAGTTCGCTGGCCCGGGCGCAATAATGGGCGTACAAAACGCAATATTTGACAAAAACGTCCTTGAGGATGCTCTCGCGGAGGCCGGGATTATGTGGCGTCCATCTGGATACATTGATTCTCTTGATATGGCTCAAATGGTTCTTCCAAAATATTCTGAAGAAAACAAAGATGGTCCATCAGTCATCCGCGGAGACACAAGAGTCGCATCTACTACACTAAGCGCTCTAGCCGAATATCTTGAAGTGCGCCTCGATAGGCATCATTCAGCGGAACAGGATGCAACTGCTGCCGGAATGGTCATGCACGCGATGATTAATCAGGCAGAAAGTCGCGGTTGGGATAACAGAATTCTAGACAGGGCCCAAAGAGAAGATTTCCTAGACGAGAGAACAAAGAATTTTCAAACTGCACGTGAAGAATTTGACGCAGCTAAGAGAAGATTTATAAATTTTGAAAGTGAAACTGCAAGGTTTTCCTCGGGGGACGATGACCGACCAATACTGGATGTCGGAATACCTCCTGCAAAACCAGATAGAGACAGGCCAATAATAAAGATTGATCCTCTCCTTAAGCCACTGCGTCGCGATGAGTTAGAGCAGCTCAAGAGGCATCAATCTATGGATTATAGATATGGGCAGATAACGGAGATGGGTGTTGAACTAAGAATATCAACTCCTGGTTTCTTGCAGGGGCTATCATCAAGTCAGATTGCAAACTTAATGGTGCCTTCTAGTGAAGATGAATACATGGAAATTATTTTTGATTTGTTTCCAATTCCTCCGAGCAATTGGGCTTCACCAGAAGAAATACGAACATTAATGAGAAAACTAATAATTGAATTGCTAAAATCGCGCAAGACAGAAATTGATTTTTCTCCGCAAAATGTAAATCTTTTGAGAAAAGCTGTTGAAGCTTCACTCGATGCGAGTCCTGAGCTTAAATGGCTAATGGAGACATTCGGGTCTCCCCCTATAGTAAAAAACATTCAGACAGATGATTCGCTTTCTGCAGCCTGGCTGGATCAACTTGTCCCAACTCTGAACATTGTTGCTGCGTGGGAAGCAATTGAAACCGGAAGAACATCTCAGGGAGAAATAGATCTTACCTCGGAATTCAGTATTGGCAGCACAACAGTGATGGATCGATCTATATCTGCTGTTTTTAAACACGAACTCGTTCATTACATACATATGCGGGCAATGATTGAGGCTGAGCTGGGAGGGGTTTTTGCTACTAACCCAGCCGCACTTCCTTACAGAGACCTAAAAGCGACGGGTCGTCAGTACATTCGAGACTACGGCACCGCTGAGGGAAGAGCGGCACGCTACCGAGGTCTACGTGTCGCGGAAGAATATTATAGTTTCGAACCATTAATAGATCAACAGAGTATTCAAAAGAGCACGCTAGCCAAAGACCCGAACGGAGCAGGATTTGACGAGCAATGGTTAAATCTTCCTTTTGCAAGCACGGCGCACAGTTACGGGAACACAAACCTGATAGAGGCATTGGCAGAAGGAGCAGTAGCGGTTCTCCATCCAGACCCAACCGCTCAAGAAAGATGGATTACAAAAAAACTACGAGATGATGCTCGTGCATTTCTTGGATTGCGGGACGGAGAGACGCCGTGGAAAGAAATAGAAGAGAGAGATAGGTTAATCAAAAGAACTTCTATTGGTACAAATTTAAGAAGCGCAGCCAGAGACCGCATCGACGTAGCTAGAAGTCAAATTAGAAAAGTCATAGATATGCGTTTGTCATCTGGTGCTGAACGTCAACGTCGGATTCCACAGAATACAAATCAAAGCTCCTCTTCAAAACTTAGGCTTGTTAATAATCCAAAGGGTCGTGATCGATCCGGGCCAGCTTCCTCTCTTGCAATGGAGATGCTTGGACCAAACAGAAGAGAGATACTCAAAAACGAAGATTTAAGATTTTCTTCAGGAGGCCCAGCTCAAGTATACCCAGCTGGAGCTTTTAATAAACAGACTCAAAAAACGTTATTGTCTAATGTTTATCAGGACAGAAATGGTAAAGATGTCCGCATGCGTGGAGAAGTTCACGCCATAGGGAACGATAAAATTTATTTTGGTCATATTCCTGAAAAAATAAAGAGCCAAATTACTGATAAAGAAATAAAGATTATTCCATTAAACCCGTACGTCATAAGTGGCCTTTCGCCAACTTCGGCAGAGGGGCGCGACACGGCCATCCGTTGGATAGCGGCAAGAGCTGCTCGTTACGAAAGTTCCGGGGACCAAGCATCAACATATGTAGACGCTTTACTTTATGCTGGAATGCGTGGAGACGCAGATTCGATGTTGGAGTTTGAAGATCTTGCGAAAAAGGGCGAGCTTCTAATAGAAGAACAAAGAAGAATACAAACAGAAGGACGTCTTTCTCCAGCGCAAATAAAGTATTTTCAAGCTACCGCAGATGAAAAAGGTATAGGAAATCTTTCAATAGATGATCTTTATGTCGTTCATGAAACAACATACGACATAGTAAAAGATGAAGCTGGAAACGTACTTCTTAGACCAGCCGGAGACTATGGTTATATCCCAACGGAAGATGGTGGTGTATATAAGCATCACAGACAAACCATTCACTTTACGTTGAATCACCTAGCCAGGGGACATTCATTCAGGGAAAGAAAATCTAAATCCAATATTATCGTAACTCCTTTAAGAAGTGTTATAGAGGATAATCCAGGAGCTCTTGAAAACTTGTTCGTTATTGATTCATGGTTTGTCCCAGAACCAGAAAAACCACTCGTATTACGTGGAGCAACAATACTTGAAAATAACGAGTCATCTGAAAATGTAGATGAAGAGTTGAGACAGTTGCTTTTATCTTTCGGTACTAACTCGTTTGATGGTGGAGAGACCGGAGGATCGAGCTCGAATGATCATCAGGACCTCAAGGTCGGACAAATCGCAACTGAATTAATGGTCACTGCCAGGGGACATTTCAACTCAAACTCCCATGACATAGAGAAAGTCACAGACGACGAAGACAAATTGAGGAATTTAATTGTCGACCCTATTAGTTGGGCAGTATTGTCGGACAATCATCGAGCAAGAATTGCAAATACATCCGACCGCTTTATAACCCATGACGAATACGAAGAAGGCAGCGCGGAAAGAAGAAATTTTGCAAGCGGATCGGATAGAAGAATAGATGAAATTACCGGCAGAACAGTGGGTGGGGTTTATCTTGGCCCACGGGATAGGATAGTTCTAAGAAGACCTTCAAAGAGGTCTGGGGTTTCAACTAGACAACGCAATTCATTTAGAGAACAACGCATGCGGCTCTCCTCTGGGGCAAACGATATCGACAGAATAGGAACTGTATCCAAAGATCCAGTGGCAGAAGTAAAAGGAAAGATATACGCAAGGCCTGACAGAAACGAAACGACAGATACACTTGTTCCAGTTCACGACATAAATGGAAAACAAATAGCATTCACAAGAGATTCAATTGATGCCCCAGGTGTGCTTCGACTCCCAGTGAACCCATATGTCATTTCCAATACCTCACCAAAGTCAAAGGAGGGGCGAGAATTCGCTCGTCTTTGGTTTATGGCCACAGTTGCGCAAGTAGATGAAGACCGTTCTCGGGAATCAAGAACATCAGCCTTACTGTATGCTGCGGCCCGTGGAGACAGGGATGCCTTAGCAGAACTTGAAAGACTGAGTGCCGTTGCTGAAAAAATATTCACAGACAGAAGAGAAAATTTCTTCAGTTCAAGCCCTAGGTATTCCCTTGGAGGAGTAAGACCGGAAGATAGAGACGATGCATGGTGGGTAAATAACTACCGCGCAGGCGATATCATGGTTACCACTGAAAAAGATCAATATGAGTCCAAAACTCGGATACTAAAATTTGATGACTTATTCCTGGTCCATGAAACTGTTCATAAGCCACAAATTGACAAAGATGGAAATTTAAGAATTTACCCAAATGGCGATTACGATGTAGTAAATCAAGATACTCAACAAGTCGTAATAAACCCATATACCGGGGAGCCACTAAGGACGAATAGGCACAGTGTCCATTTTTCATTAAATCACCTTGTTCAAGGTCATCTGTACAGGCCCAGCGCACAGGGAAAAAGTTATGCAATCGTAAGTCAGATGAAAAAAGTAAACGAGGATAATCCCGGGTCTCTAGAGAACCTGTATGTCGTCGACAGCTACTTAACGCCCCCACCCGAAGATGGAATTTTATTTTCAGCAGGCACCTATCGCGTAATCGAGCTACCAGCCGTAGCCGACTACTCTAAGGTTGAAAAACCTGAAGGTCTCCAATATGAGTGGACTCCAGAACAGCAACAAGTTTGGGAATCAGCTTTTGCCGAAACTATGAAAGAGCGACAAAGACTTGTAAACGAAGCTCTCGGGGAAGCAGGAGTACAAGCGACCGGTAACTCAAAATACGTAACGCCGATACTCCCCGGTGGGGAAGATGGATCAAAGGAAAATATAGATCTAAAAATGCGCGACATTGCTTTTGATCTAAGAGTTGATTCAAGACCGCACTCTGGAAGCACGCAATTAAAGTTAGAAAGTATAACGGCTTTCACATCTGACCCTAAAATAAAAGATATATTCAGAATCGGAGAAGACGATCGATTACAGCAAGATACGCTTCTTTACCTATTGAGCGAAAACGCAATTCTAAGAATTGCAAATAATGACAGATTTTCAACATCTAGAAACGATTATTCAACCCCAGTTGACGAGTCCGGTCAAACTGCTTTTTTTTCTGGTGGCGAGATATTGTCGAACATAAACGAAATTGTAGATCCCGACTCAGCCCGAAGCCAAATTAGATCTGCCGGAACTGGCCCGGAACGCATCTCTATTCCAGAAGCATGGTTCAAAGACGAATTCCCAATGAGTGTGATGATCGCAAGATTCCCAAATATGCATTTTAGAAAAGAGTCTGGATATGGCAATCAGTATAGATACGTGCCGACAAGCGGAGAGTTGGACAGTTCTTCAGATGCCCTTGACAAGCTGAACGACAGAAACAGGATGAGCAATTTCTTAATTCGCTCACACTGGCATCCTGGCATTGTACCGAGTGATACCGAATTGGGAGATACTCTCAATTTGTGGCGCAGTAGCTTTGCTGAAAGTAGGAAGATTAGTCGACATCTAGCTGGTGAGGTCGAAAATCTAGAGAATGTACCCGAAGACGCCGCCCTTTATCGAGCTGCTGAGATAATCAGGAATGGTCTTGAGTCTGCCCCTCCTATCGGCCACAGGACATACAGGGTGGCAAGACTGACTCCCGATGTTGGGTCAGTAGTAAATATTGGAGAAGAACTGAATTTTAGAGCAGCAGCTGTTGCTTCCGGGATAAATGACGCCATCAAATATGAGTACGATGAATTGTCAGCTATTCGTTCAATTCCTGAAAAGTTTATATTTGAATTCCCCGATGATACAAGAGGAATTTTTTTCGACGAGCAAGGATTGTCAGCAAGAGGCAAGCCAAGCGCCGAAGGTGGAAATTACGGGATTGTGGAAGGCATTGTTTCAGGGAAGTTCAAGGTATCAGGGATTGAAAAACGACAAATAAAAAATCCATACAGCAAAAGAATGATGGATCGAGATGTCGTAGTCCTCGAAAAAATAAGCGACAGTTTCTCTTCAGGGGAAGAGGCTAAGAAATCAAAATACATGGTCGAAGACGATAATGGGCAGATTTTCTTCAAGCCAGGAGCATCTCCTAAGCTAAAAGCACAAAAAACAAATAATGGGCAAGTTACTGCTTCGACTTGGGACATAAACTCAGACTTGCTAGACGACATCCATAAAATTACAAGACAACAAGACATGGATATGGCAGTTAGTCCAGCGTCTCGAGCAAAATCTTTTATAGCTAAAAACATTTCTCGACAAATGAACGTTTCATTGCGTGAAATTGTGGACGCTTTTGTTGAAAAAGGAAGAGCTAAGCCAGTAATTCAAAACTTTCTTTCTGATGATCCAAGAGATTTTGATAGACTCCCCTTCATCACGGACGGTGACTCTTTTCAGAGAGTAGTTGAGATACTGGTTGACGTAGAAGATGGCGGAACAGGCAAATTCTTGTTGAATATCACCGATGGACAAATATTTAATGAGAAAACAAGAGTAGACGAAGTAACAGATCTGACCCTAGAAAAAAGAAAAGAGCTGCATGAAATATTTGTTCAGCCAATTATAGATATGGGCGAAGACGAATACAGAAACAGGGTAGACGAAGAGATCTACAGTGTTGTGTCTAAACTAGAAACAATAAACTACTGGGAAAATAAAAAGTTTTATTTTGACTTTCAAACGGAAGCAATGACAAAAATTTATTCTACAATTTCTGGCAATCCTGAAGAAGTTGACGTTAAGTTAATGGATTCGATTGTAGAAAACTACGAAAAATTTCCTAAGTTTTTTGAGCAGCTTAGTTCACTCATGTACAATACAAACTTCACAAGTGCGTTAAATTTAGGTTTTTACCAATACGTGAAAACCGGAAAAATCAAAGCTGATCAATTCTGGGAAGCATTCGTCGATGGGGAACTGCCGTTGAAGGGGACCCCGTTCCCGCTTTCTGAAAATAGGTATTATTTGTCGGGGTTTATTGACCAAGAAACTTTCATAAAGAGCTACTTCGGTCAAGACATTATTTCAAAAGATAGTTCTGATTTTGAAAATATACTAAAGGAACAAATTGTTTCCGAACTAATTCGTTCATGGTCAATATCAGCAAATGACGAAAACCCAGTGTCTTTAGCAATACAGCATGTAGCAAGGGGGATGTTCTCTCTGGATGAAGCGGTAGGATGGCAAGTAAAGCCTTCAGCAACCACGGCCGATCTTTTTCAATCTTCTGCTTTATCGTTAAGTAAGCCTGGATTTCTTCGTACCTTGGCAGAAGAAGACATCATCTCAAACGGATCACAAAAATATGATTCTGCGCCAGAGTTGACCCCTTCTCAAGCGCAAGTATTGCAAGAGTTTATTTCATCGATGTATCAGTCAACGCAGGAATACTATAAGTCAAAAGGCATCACACATGTCCCGGCTTATCGTGGATCACTTATGACAGTAGAACAATCCGGTTACGATTCTAGAAGAATAACGAAAATTCCAGAAACTAATGAACCACTCTTATTCGAGGCTTCGATTGAAAGTAGACCGATTTCATCTTGGTCCACTAACCGAAATACGGCTTTTGATTTTGCAGATTTACGCATGGCCGGAGTAGAAGAAGAAGTTCCACACATATATTTCACCTATATTCCCATAGAGGAAATTCTAGCCAACCCATTTACCGGCATGGGGTGCCTAAATGAGTCCGAGATCGTAACCCTCGGCAAAAAAAGAAAAGCAATTGTTACTCAGATACATGAACTTCCCAATGGGCCCTCTGCGCTATCAGACAAGTTTGCCGAAATTGAAAGAAAATTCATATCAGGAGACGTTGACTGGGGAACATACGACCTTCCAGAAGCAAGACTATCTAGCGGTAGCGATGAGTATTCAGGCAGTGGGAAACGAGAAAACACTGGGCGTAACCGATTTAAATCTGGTGAAATATACAGTCATATAAAGAATACAAATGCAAGAGTGATTGCTGGATTAGGTCTTGAAGAAGGTAAGAAATCAGTAGATGCTGATTTCAGAAAACCAACAAATTCTTTAGAGGTGGCAAAAAACGAAGGAAGACCACTTTCTTGGCTACTCAACGAGACAATAGACCCGGAGATAGGCGAATCCATGGGTGAACTAATCGATGAACTGTTGAATAATAAAGATTTTAAATTTTACTTCAAATACAATCAAATACACCCTTATGCCTCCGTTCGGACTCCAGATATAACTGGTGAAGTCAGGCGCCAGTTATTGATATCTAAAATTAAAATGCTTGAAATATTGCAAAGAAAGTATTCAGACTTGCGCGAATTTGAAGCTGACATCATTGCCAATGGACTACTCCAGCGTGCAACAACTATTGCAACGCGCACGCTATGGGCAGAAAGAGAAGCTAAAGAATTGGGAGTTACAGTATCGTCACTAATCGAAAAAATGATAAATCAGACTAGAAGACTTACAGATTATTACTTCCAGCTAACAGATTCTGATTTTGTTCCTAAAACATTCGGAACAATGCGCCGAGGTCCATTCAAAGAGGACAGAGTGGTCATTGCTCTTGACATGGACGCGCTAGAAGAAATTTTTGATGGCACTGGAGACGATCGAAGAATACTTTCTCAATTTGAAGCAGGAAGATCAAATGGTGCATACGACCCTGGCTACAGGGCTGCTCAAGAAGTATCGATGTTCGGCTATCATCCATCGATGGAGCCTCGCCTGCGTCCGATATACGGTTTCGCAACCTACGGAGGAATAGGTGAAGAGATGGAGGACATAGGCTTAGGGTATGGGCAGTTCCTTGTAGTTCTTAAGCCGAGCGTAAATTCTAGATCTACCGTTTCTGAGGTTGACTCACTTTCGACAATGGCATCTGCGTCATCATTCAATGCTCCAGGATTTGGAATGAGGGCAATGTCTGATCAGTACATAGACTTAGATGATGACATATTTGGTGGAGAAATTAAAACAGCAGTTGACTACATAGAGGCCCAAGTTCACCCAGGGAATGGTAAAAGCGGGGTTACAAAAGACGACATTGCTTACATCTTACTGCGCGATGATGATGAGATTTCCGCAGAACAACAGCTTGAAATGCAAGAGAAACTCGGGGTGCCAGTTCGTAGATTTGAAGAGGAAATATCATTGAGTGATCAAGATTACAATAGTGGAGTCGTCTACATTGACGAATCTAATTTTTTAGAGTAAAAACAAATAAAGGACGACAATGAATAATCTCCTAGTGGCCAAAAGAGGAAAAGATACTCTTTACTACGATAAAACAATCGATACAGTTTTTGGTAAGAAAAGATTTGGGCACATAATCTTTGGGAATGGAAAAAAAATTAGTGTAGATATGGACGATGTACTGATGCGCTCAAACTGGGACTTAATTGAACCAGATTGGCAAAACACGGTAAAAAACTAGAGTAAACTGATTGTAGATTTATATGATAAACATAGACAATAATCCACAAAATTCAGACTGGATCAAGTATCGGGGTCTTGACATTCCAGGAGACGTGACTTGGGACTCTCTGCAAAAAATTATGAATATTCCTAAAAATGGAAAATCCAGGCTTGAGTCAATTAAAAGGATACAACGAAATTACGTTTGGTACAAAGCTCTTCCTATATCCATCAGAAGCATTATGGATACGGAAGTTAAGCGACTTGAAAAAAAATCAAAGGATAACTAAAGTGCGTGAAACAACACAGACAGAGAATGCTCCAGCATGGGTAGATCAGTCAGCATCGGATTTTATAAATAATGCTCCGGATTTTATTGTCAAGTCTGCAAAAATGTCTTATA